CTACCTCGGACAGCTGTGGCAGTAAATCCAGTATGACAGATCGAGCCTGACCGCTGACTGTCGCGAGCCGAGGGTCGCCCTCGCCCAGGCGGACAATCCGCTCCTCGGCGGGCGGATCGGACGTGCGCGGAGTGAGCACGACGATGTCTGCCGTGTGCGCGTGGGTATTGTCGTTGGCCGCGATCGTGGCGCGCGGGATCAGCCCCGGCTCGGCGGCGGCGTGGCCATGCAGCCCGTCGCTGCCCTGTACGCGGGGAACGTGCACCAGGGTCGGCGAGGTCGAGATCAGACCGTGCGCGGCGCTGGCCGGGGTGAGGCTCCAGCGCGCCACCAGCCCCGGCTCGGCGGCGATGTGCGCGTGGGTCGAGGAGCCGACCAGCAGGCCGGAGCGGGACGAGAGGGCCGAGGCGGTGGCCGCGTGGCCGTGCGTGCCCGAGGCCGCGACGAGCGCGCTCCTGGCCGCCAGGGTGGGCGAGCTGGCCGCGTGGGCATGCGCCGCTCCGGCGATGGTCAGGCTGCCCCCGATGCCCAGGGAGGCGGGACCGCCCTGGTGCGCGTGGAGACCGTCCGCCGCGACCAGGGCCGCGCGGGACGCCAGGGTGGGCGAGGTAGCCGAGTGGCCGTGCAGGCCGTCCGCCGCCGCCAGAGCGGCGCGCCCCACGAGCGTCGGGGAGCCACCCTCGTGGCCGTGCAGCCCCGCCGCGACCGTCAGGGCCGCGCGGGACGCCAGGACCGGGGAGGTCGAGGCGTGTCCGTGCACAGCGTCCGCCGCGACGAGCGCGGCGCGGGAGACCAGAGCCGGGGACGTGGCCGTGTGCGCGTGGGTCGACGAGCCGACGAGCAGCGCCGCCCGGCTCGCGAGCGTCGGACTGTTGGCCGTGTGGACATGACTGCTCGCCGCGATGACCAGGGCGTTGGAGAAGATGACCGAGGGGCTGGTAGCACTGTGCGCGTGGCTGCCCGCCGCGACGGTCAGTCCGGCGCGGGAGGTCAGGGTCGCGTTGTCAGCACTGTGCGCGTGGCTGCCCGCCGCCGCGACAATCGGACTGACGGTGGCCAGGGTCGGCGAGGTGGCGGTGTGAGCATGCGCGCCAGACGCCACGACGAGCGCCGCGCGGGCGACGACCGCTGGAGAGGCGGCAGTATGCGCGGAGATGGCATCGCCGATGACCAGGGCCGCGCGCCCCACCACGGCGGGGCTGGTGGCCGAGTGGGCATGCGCGCCGCTCTGCAGGGCCAGAGAGGGGGCGGTCCCGAGAGTGACGTTGTCAGCCGCGTGTGAGTGAGCCGCGTTGTCCGGTGCGATAGCCAGGCTGGATGCCGCGAAAAGCTCCGCCTCCAGGAAGGGGCGGATCCTGTCATTGTTCCAGTGCCATGATCCCGCCTTCGGCGGGATCAGACCGCCCGGAGTGCGGTACTGGGTCATGTCACTTCACCGCCTGGTGAACGGCCCCCAGAAGCGCGCGGGTAGACGTGGTGATGCACAGCTGCGAGAATGTAAGGCAGGCATTGTCAGGGATCTTGGCCGCTCGCGTTCCGTCCCACCCTTTCTCCTCTACCCGGTTGGCAATGAGGGGGACGATCAGAGACCTCCGGCGAACGGCTGTTACCCCGAAGTTTCCGGCGGTGCCCGTCGACACCGACAGAGTAACGCTGTCCACGGAGCGAATGAACTTTCCGTTGGTCGGCACAATCTTGTAGCGCCTGCCCGCCGCCACCGAGGCGGGCAGGGCCGTGGCCCCGTTCACCCAGACGTTGCAAGTGCCAGTCGTGCCGTCATGATAGGTGACATTTACGGTGGGAGTGGCGATCGTCGCCCCGGTGGCGGTATACCAGTCCAGAAACCACTCTACCTCGGAGTAGTCACTCGCACCGATCCGCTCGGTGAGGTTGCTCACTCCCAGATTGGCGAACAGGCTGCAGTTGACAGTCTGGGCGGTCGTCAGGGTGCCGCTCAGACCACCCATGTGCATCAGGCGGTCCTCGACGAAGTGGCACAGTCCGGCGGTATCCGCCGTCAGCTCCAGAGCGGATATGATGCGCTCCTGGCCCCCGGACCGAGAGACCAGGGGCAGCGCTCCGACCGTGGCATCGCTGCATACAGCGGCGGCGGCGGGCGTGGTGCCAGCCGCCGGAAAGCCTGCAGAGGCCCAGAGGTGGGCCTCGCTGCCCGCCACCTGGGTAGCGATGCTGGCCTTGTTGATTGGCATGCGGCGACCCGCGATATATCCTACGCCGAAGTCACCGAGAGAGGCGAAGGCCATTGGCGGCTCCTATCAGGTCGGGTCGGCGATCTCGACCTTCCAGGTGCCGAAGTCCACGGTGCCACCGGTCGACACACCCTGGGCGGTGCAGGTGGTCACGTAGAGGAGCTTCGAGTTGGTAACGTCGAGAAGAGCGACATGGTTGGCGGTGCCGCTCGTGGTCACACTCACGCCGGTCTTCGAGGCGACAGTGAGCTTGCGTCCCGATGTATCTCCATTGGCGGCGGTAAAGTCGCCCGAGGCCATTGTTACGTTCGCAAGCGCGAAGGTCGCGTTGGCCTCGGTGAAGGTCGTCGGCTGAGCCGAGCATGCGACCATGCGGGTGCAGTTGTTCTTGATGATGTTGAGCGCGCCGTCGAGCACGTCGTCGTGGACAGACTTGGCCATTAGGCGTCACCTCCCAGCACCAGCTGGCCCTTGCGGGGGCCAGATCCGTGGATGGTCTCCGGGTCGATGTCGACCTCGCCGAGAGTGAAGACCTTGACCGGCTCCTTGTCAGAGACAGTCGCCCAGCCCATGGCGGTGAAATAGGGGGCCGCGTCGAGATCCTCGAAGCCGTAGGCCACCCCCGGCATGAACTGATGGATGCCGTGCTTTACGACCTCAGAGAAGATGATGGTTGATGGCTCGCTCATGAAGACCTCCGCTCAGGCCCTCATAGTCCTTCTCACCTCGTTGGGCAAGCCCAATTCAGGCGGCGCTGGAACATCCCGCGCAGCCCCGCGCCGGGGGCACCCGCGCCTCCGCCTGGTGGCGCAGTGCCACGTCCTCGGGGAAACTCTCGTCGAACTCGACGGTCCAGCCCAGAGGGGCGCGCCAGCCGGTTGCCCAGCGGGGCGTGGCCACCACGATCGGCAGCCGTCCGTCGCCCATCTCGACGATGACGCGGCGCAGCTGCAGCGGCCCGGTCTCCTGGGTCAGGTAGCCCACGTCGCTCCGGGTCTCCCAGTTGAGACGCTCGGCGACAAGCATCGCCTGGGCCTCGCTGGCGAACACCAGCCGCCCCGTCACAGGATGTCTCCGTGCTTGGTATCGAAGACGGTGTCCTCGATCTTGGCGCGGCTGACCGTGAGCCCTAGGTCGCGCAGCTCGGTGACCTTGTCGATTAGCATGGTCATGGCCTGGGCCTGGGTCGGCGCGCGGCTCGTAAGGAACCACTTGCCCTGTATCCCGTCCACGTCGTCCTCGCTGAACGCGCTGAAGAGCCACTGGTTGGCCCGCTCGGGCGTGTCCCCGGCCACCAGCTCTCGAAACTCGCCGGTCGACATGACCGCAGGCTCCACCGTGATATGCATCTCGCAGTAGAGACGCTCTACGATGCCCAGGCGGCTCACGCCAGCAGGTCCCACAGGGTGACCAGCGGGGCCACGAGGCCGTAGAGGCTGCCCGCGCCCGCGATCACCATGAGCGCCCGCTCGCCCCAGGTCAGGGGCGGCGCGGGCATCCGGTCCTCGAAGTCGATCATCATGTCACTCACCCACCCCGTCTGCCACCTTCTCGGCCTGCTTGGCGCGCATTCGCTCCCGCATGCCCGGTCCGGAGATGCGGGCCAGCTCGGTCTCGCCCTCGGCGCGCATGTCGAGGCCGACCGCCGCGCAGAGCGCGGCCAGGCTCACCATGGTGCCGCCCACCTCCTGGTGGGGCTGCCCAGCCGCGCGCTGAAGCACCCGGCTCACGTTGCGCATTATGTCCAGGTCCGGCAGTCCGACCGCCTGGGCCAGCTCGATGGCCTCCTCGACGAAGCGCCGCGCCCGCTCCGGGACGTTGACGCCGTGCTCGGGGAAGAAGTCGTGGACCCAGGCGTGGACCCGCTCCTGGAAACTCTCGTCCGGGCCGGAGTATCCCGCCGCTATGAGGACGCGCTTGACGGTCTCCCGATCGGTGCCAGCGACCTCGGCCACGTGGGTGTAGAGATCAGCGGTTGCCACGGCGATACTCCGGGTTGTCGCTCTTGGAGGGCCTGCGGCGATGAGACTTGACCATCGGCGGCGGGGGCAGCAGTCGAGCCACGCGGCGGCGCGCCTCGTGCAGCGCCTCGACCGCGTTGTAGGCCCCGGTCGCGGCCAGCAGCGCCTGCTGGGTGGCGATGGCCCCGTCGACCCGCGCGTTGGGGACAGGGATGAAACCGGGGCGGCGGTCCAGCTGCCGGATCCGGCGCTCGGCCAGCCGGGCGCGGCGCTCCTCCTGGGTCTCCGGGCGGCTCAGTCTCTTGCATGGGGTCTTCATTGGTGCTCCTCGCTTTCTTGGGTAAGTGTGCCTCGGGGTGCCGGAAAGAGCAATCAGCTAGTGCCCAGCCGCCTGAAGCGCGGCCTGCGGACACCGTCCGCCCACTCCACCTCCTCCCCGAACTCGCGCTCTGAGCGCGCCCATAGCTCGCGCTCGTGAGGGTAGCAGTGCTCATAGATCACGACCGGCTCCAGGTTGGCCCGGTAGGCGAGGGCCTCACCGGTCATCGCGTCTCGGCAGGGGCCGAGGAGCCGGTAGAGGCCCCCCTTGTAGTGCTGGTGGGTGGCCTCCCCGGCCATGAGCCGAAGCTCGCGGTCGGGGAGGCCCAGGAGGGCCGTGTGGTCTGGGCGGTTGTTGTGGTCCATTGTCATCTCCTGGCAGGGTGGGTGCCCCCACCACCGACGGGACGGTGGTGGGGGCTGGGCCGCGCGACACGCCGGAGCACACCGCGCATCCTGCGGCCCTAGCTCACCTCGTCGAGGATCTTCTTGGTGCGCTCGTCGACCTCCTCGAGGGTATCGGCCATGGCCGCGACCTTCTTGGCCGAGGAGCCAGCCGCGCGGGTCATGCCGCCGACCGCGTCGGTCAGCTGATGAGCCGTGCAGTGCGCCTCGTGGACCGACTTGGTCAGGTCGCCGAGGAGCGGGTCGCCCTCGTCGTCCTGGAGGCCCAGCCGCTTGGCGATCAGATCACCGAACGCCTGGCCCACGCGCTCCTCGACGGTCGGCTCGGGGGTCTTGCCCGCGAGCAGGCTGAGGTGCCGCTCCATGCCACGCGCCGAGATCAGCAGATCCTCGGCGGCGACCTGGTCGCGACCGTTGGCCACCATGGCCAGCTTGGACCGCTCGACGACCTCGCGCACCGTGGCCGGGATGTTGCCCGCCAACGCCGCGCCGACCTCGCTCAGGTCCTCGCCCTGGGCCACCAGGCCCCGGCCATAGAGCCGGATGAGCCGCTCGACCGCCTCGGCCTCGGGAGGCCGGATGGAGATCACCGCGTCGAGGCGACCGGGGCGCAGCATGGCGCTGTCGAGCCGCTCGACGAAGTTGGTGGTCAGCACCGTGATGACCTGGCTGTTCTTGGACAGCACCCCGTCGATCGTGTTCAGCAGGTCATTGCCGCGCTGATCGCGATCCTCGGCCACCCGCTCGGCGTCCTCGGCGAAGACGACCGCCGGAGCGTAGCGCTGTGCGAACAGCAGCGCCTCCTTCAGCGCCCGCACGTCGTCGAGCAGGATGTAGGTCCAGCCGTTGTCGACGCAGACCTTGGACGTGACGTTGGCCGTCATCGTCTTGCCGGTGCCGTAGGTGCCCTCCAGCAGGACGCCGCGCTTCAGCGGGATCTTGTGCCGGATGCAGGCCTCGGTGTTCTGGACGGGTGCCCAGAGCGCGGCGCGCACCTGCTCCAGCTCGTCCGGGTTGAGGACCAGCTCGTCGGGGTTGATGTAGGCGGTCGACAGGAAGGTCGGGGCCTCGCTCTGCACCAGGTCGCCGTCGTCGTCGACCTTGAGGCGGATCGCCTTGCCCTTGTAGATGGAGCCCTCGCCGAGGATCTGGCGAGCCAGGTTGGCGAGCTCCTTGACCACCGGCGCTTCACGCTTGCGCACCGAGCCGGTGATGATGAGGACCATGCGATCGCCCATGCGGTGGCGGTGCGTCTGGATCGGGTTCTCGACGCCGGGCAGGGTGAACTGGCCGAACGGCACCTGCACCTCGTCGCCGATGTTCGGGCCGGTCTTGACCGTGATCAGGTCCGGCGCGATCGGGCCGAAGAAGGTCATCTTGGGGGTCGGCGACGCCCAGCCATACTTCTGGCGCATGGCCTCGTTGAAGGCGACCAGCGCGTCCTCGGGGAAGGCGTCGATCAGCTCGTGCACGTCAAGCTCGGTCTCCTCGTCCTGGGCCTTGCGCTCCAGGGCTTCGATCGCGGTGCGCAGCGGCATCGGCGAGGGATCGGCGGGCAGCGTGATCTTGGTGCCGGTGTGGTCGATGTCCACATCGCGCTTGGCCCACGCCTGGGCCGGGTCGAACTGTGCCATGAATTCGCCGATCATGGCCGCGCCGATGTTGTCGGGCACGGCGGCGCTGGCACGCAGCTTGGTCTTGGTACTCATCGTGGGTGTGCTCCCGTTATGGGCAGAGGAAGAGTGGGCCAGTCTCCCCCGGTTGGTTATCCCTCCTGGCCGAGGGCACTTGCCTTCTGCGCTAATCCAGCGCAGGGCGAAATCACTTCTTGGTGGTCAGCTCCCTTTCCAGGACTTCCCGAGAGACGGACATGAAGAAGCCCCTCTCACGAGCAACCTCCAAGTGGAGCGGAGCAATGCGAGCGCGCAGCCCCTTGAGCTCCTCTTCGAGCGCGCGTTCACGTGCCCAGAGGGTGCGGAGCTTCGCCTCCTTCTGGGCGCTGTCCTCGCTCACGATGGGGACAATCTCTGCGGACATGGGTGTGCTCCTGCAAGAGGGTGGCCCCGGCGCGTGGACACCGGGGCCGGGGCGGTCAGTTGAGGGGCACCTCGACGACGCCGCTGTCGCCGTCGCCAGCGACCATCTTGCCGCCGAGCGCCTTGGCGATCATCTCGCCGATGTTCAGGCCACCCGGCCCGCCCATCTGCATCGGCTCGTCTTCGGCCTCGGAGAGGAAGGCGACGCCGTGCTCTTCCAGGTGTTCCGCGCAGAGCGAGTGGTTGGTCTCGGGATCCAGGCCCATGGCCTGTTCCAGGTCGTTCCAGGCCGCGCGGTGGCGCTCCTTGTAGGAGGCGTTCAGCTCGTCGAGCTGGCGCTTGGCCTCCTCCTTGATCTTGTCGGCCGATGCCTCGAATTCCTGCGGCAGGGTGTGGATGGCCAGCGCTGCCGCTGCCGCCGCCGGATGGGACGCGGTCGTGATCATGATGGACTTCTTCATAGGTGTGCTCCTCAGTCGGTCGGGGTGAGCGTAAGCTGAAGCCGCTTGGGGGCGCGCTCACCCCTGAGCGCCGCCTTGCGGATATAAATGGTGGTGACGCCCTCGTCGCCGCTGACGCACTTGTAGCGGTGAGAGCCAGGGGTATCCTTCTCGTGTTCGAAGGTGGCGATGATCTGCATGTCAGTGCTCCTACAGGTCCAGGGAGATGAAAACCTCTTCGCCGGGCTTGGTCTGCTCGACGCGCGCCCGGATGCCCTGGGCGTTCAGGTCGGTGATGGCGACGTTCAAGGCGCGTCGGAGCGCAGCCAGGCGGTGGGTGACTGCGTTGCCCTGTGGTCGGGCTGCGGTGCAGGTGCGGGCTTGGGTGCGCGCTTCAGCTTCGGCTTGTCGCCACGCACCACGATCTCCAGCACCCCGTCGTCGGTCCAACGGAGGAGCTCGCCCTTGTGGGCCTTCTTGCGGATGGAGGGGAGACCAGGGATCTCGTTGTCGCGGAGCGACCAGGACCAGGTCAGGTATTCACGGTCGCCGCCGCTGCCGCCCGGCAGCTTGTGGATCGCGGGCACGTTGCCGTTGGCGCGCTTGCGGAAGCTCAGGAGCCACCGGCCATCGCTCAGGGCCTCGGCTTCCCACCAGATGCGCGGCTGGCCTTCGCCCCAATAGCTGCGCGCCAGGCGCTCGTCGCCCTCGCTGAGGGTGAGCCGCAGAACGCGCTTGTCTGCCCCCTGGGTGCCTGCTCCTACGGTGATGCTCACGTTATCTCCCTTTCTTGCCTTTCCTTACTTCAGGCGTGCCTCGAAGGCAAGTCAGTTTTGCCCAGGGCCTCTCGAAGCAGTCGCCGGATGCCCGCCCGGCTGTTCAAGAGAGACCTATGGTCGCTCGCACTGCCAGGAAAGGTGTATTTCCAGCAGCGCCCGCCGCATTTGAAGCGGGCCTGGGGATGATTGCCGCGTTGGACGAGCTCGGGCTCCAAGCCCGCCGCCTCGATCTCGGCAATCACCACTTTGGCTATGCTCATACGCGCCATAGCGATCTCCCTAGCTACCTGATCACCATACTCCATTGCTGCGCAAAAGGCAAGACCTTTCTGCTGACCTTAACTGATCAGTTTCTCAAGACTCACATGTGCGCGACGAAAAATAATTTTCAGAATGGCACGTCTCCCGTGGACGGCAATGACCCTTGTGCAGGCGTCGACCAGTCCCGTGCCCCATGCAGCTCAACCCACCGCGCTCGGCACGTCTCCAGGTCCGGCAGCAACCAGTGCCACAAGCGCTTCTCGACCTTGACAACATAGCCGTCGCCGGTCGGCACCTCAACCTTGGCCAGCTTCTGGATCGGCTCCAGCTTAGGACACATGCGGTGCATGAACTTGCCCAGGGCGGTCTGGTTGCCCCTGCGCGACACGTTCCAGCGCTTGGTGTGCTCGATGTAGTCGTCCGTGAGGTGGTCCTTGATGACTTCAGCGGGCCAGCCATCCTGGTCGGGGAGCAGCACGCCCTCCTCCAGCTTGTTGAGCCACCAGTCCTCCTCGGCGGTGAGGCTGAGATCCTTCTGGTCGCGCAGCGCCTGGGTCTGCGGCACGTCCTGCACCCGGTAGCCGGACAGGTCATAGGTGAGCAGGTGGTGAAGCAGGGCTTCGCGCCCACCGTTGTCCATCTGATCAGCGATCGCGCCGAAGTATTCTGCCTTCTGCTGCTGGGCCTCGCCCACGTCCAGCACGAAGAAGCGGCGCTCATCACCCGACGCAGGCACCACATGCTCGTCGTTGGCCGCCATCATCAAGTGGACATAATTGGGAGCGGTCTCCACGTCAACGCCCTTGGCCTCGATCTGCAAGGTGTCCTCGGTGATCAAGGTCTTGAGAATGGAGGCGTGCTTCTTGTCCCCGGCGTAGAACGCCTCGTCAGCGAACAGGAACACTGCATCTCGCAAGTGCGAGTTGAAGTTGCCGATCAGGTGGCTCGGGTTGGAGATGTGGAGGAAGTGCCGCCCGAACAGCATGCCCACCTGCCGCGCGACGAAGCTCTTGCCGACGCCCTTGCCGCCCCGCATGACCACGGCCACGTGCCCAGGGGTGCCAGGGTGCTGCACCATCCGCGCCAGCCAGCCCATCAGGTAGCGGTAATGGTCCTCGTTGCCCTGACAGACGTTGTCCTTCAGGTGGGCCAGGAACAGGGAGCAGTCGCCGGGCCGCGCGGCCACGCTGAACCCCTTCCACAGGTTGTAGGCGTCAGGCACCTCACGATTGGGAGCGAACACGATCTTGCCGAACTGCCTCCGCATAGGATGGTTGATCCACCAGGCCCCCACCGGCTTCATGATGGGGTTGCCCTTGCTGTCCTCGCCGACCTTCACGAACTTGTTGCAATAGAAGTTTCGGAAGTCATCGAAGCTCTGGCGCGTCAGCCGGGACCGGCCCAGCACCTCGTCCTCCACCTCCTCGACCACCCGGCACCGACCACCAATGTTGGCGATGACCGCGTAGCGGTTGTTCAGCTGCGTCAGCCAAGGGTCGATGGCATATTCATGCGCGCGTTCGATCTGTCGCACCGCATACTTCTGGGCGTTGGCCCCATGCTGGAGCACGCTCTCGCTGATCCCGAAGTCCGGGTCAGTGATGATCGAATACATGACATCGTCGGGGACACCCGACCGCACCATGCCGCAGAGCGCGTCGAAGACCCAGGCCGACCGGCTGTTGTCTTTCTCCTTCCGCTCGTCAGGATGGTGGCCCTGCACGATAATGACCTTCACGCGGTCCGGAACCGACCACTGGTCGAGCTCGCTGACGTCTGCGATGCGCTCCACGTTGCCAGAGATCTGGACCGTCTTGGCCGCGCCGGAGAAGCCCTCGTCGCCGGGGCTCTGCTGCGTAGGCGCGGGGGTGAAGGTGTCGAGCGGGTAGGCGTGGTCCTCGAACGAGATCAGCTCAGCCAGGGTAGGCACCCGGCCCTTCTTGGCCTTCTTGGCGTCCGGCAGGTTGATGGTGCCGGGCAGCCGCATGATGCGGTCGACGTTGTGGCAGTGGTCCGCGCCGAACAGGATCTCCAGCTGCTGGTTGTAGCGCTTGGCCTCTTCAGCGAGCTCCAGCTCGCCATTGATCGGCATGGGATCGGTCAGCCGCCAGAAGCCCTGGTAGCCGCCGCCCGAGAATACCACGGCGGTGGGCGCAGGCACTCCCTTGGGCAGCTTCTCAGTGAGCAGCCTCAGTGCGCGCTGGCGTTCCTCCTCGATGTCCTCCCCGGCGCGCGGATCGATGTCCACATGAAGCCATGCGAGTTCCTTGATCTCCTCGCGCTTGGTCTTCTTGTCGCCACCCTCATAGAGCGGCGGGTTGACCTGGAAGTAGATGTTGAAGCGCCCGTTGTATTGCTCCAGCCAATCGCGCAGCTGAGCGATCGTCTTGGGACCGAAGCTCTGCGTATCAATGGACTTGCGGTCCGGGCGGATCGCAGTGAGAACCCAGGGGCCAGCGGGAGCCCAACGCTCAAGGAATGATACAGCTGCGTCGTTGTCAGTCTTCGGTGCAGCCATCTCACTGCTCCCAATACTGGACTAGCTCCGTGCTGTCGACCTCACCGCGCTCCATCTGGCGCACCCACATCTTGCAGCGGTTGAGATCCTCGGCCACCTTGGCCTGCGTCACGCCGACACGCCGACGGTAGAGCAGGCACTTCTCGTGCGGCTTGAGCGGACTGACGCGGGGGAGCACCGGCCCTGGGCCCAGGGTCTCGATGGGGTCGTCGAGCCCGCGCTCCCAGCGGCTGTAGCGGCTCTGGCTGACCTTGTATCGAAGCGCCGCCTCCGCCTGGGTTTCGTCACGCCGACGACGATCGACGAGCAGCCGCTCCGCCGCCGTCAGGCTCCCTAGATCTGCATGAGGCATCGCTTCAATTCCTTCATCTCAATTCCACCGTGCCATACCCGCACGGCCATTTCCTCCAGCCTGGCCCTGGGCACGTAGCCCAGCTCGGCTGCCGCCCCCGCACCGGGGAGCAGAAGCCAGTCCTGCCCCACCTGGAGCAGAACGTGGACGCGCCCCCCGGCGCGAGCTCTTCGCTTGATCCAGACGCGCTGTCCGGTGCGGAAGTGGACGCACGGCACCACTGCATCGGGATCGCGGGGCCAGCGCCGGAGCTTCTTTAGCTCGATCCAGCCCTCGACGTAATTCACATCTGGCGTGCCGGGTCGGGCTGGGTTCTCGACAGAGACCGCGTCCAAGGACCGGAGCCCCCGGACGACACGCTGTCTCATAGTTTGCTCGCTCATGCATCGCTCTCAACTTTCGAGGGAGCCCAGCCGCTGACCTCAATACCAGCCTCGCGCAGCATGGCGATCGACTTGCGCGTGCTGTCCGCCCACCGCTCCTGGAACGAGTAGGGCACGTTCTCGGGCCACACCACCCGGCTGAGCCCGGCCTGCACCAGGTGCACCGCGCAGCGCTCGCAGACCGGATGGGAGCAGTAGAGGGTGTAGCCACGCACCGGCTCATGGGCCGACAGCACCGCGTTCATCTCAGCATGGACGACGCGCGCCAGCTTCTGCTCGCGGTCTGCATAGAGCGCGGGTGCGTCGCTCATCCCACGCGGGAAGCCGTTGAAGCCCAGGGAGGCGACCGACTTGTCAGGGCGGACGATCACCGCGCCGACTTGCGAGCTCGGATCCTTCGACCAGTCAGAGACATGGCCGCACAGGTCGAGGAAGCGGGTGTCCCACTTGCTCACGCCGCCTGCTCCTTGGGCCAGGAGCGGTCGCCATGGATCTCGACGAAGTCCTTGTAGTGGACCCAGCCCGCGTCGGTCATGAAGCCCCACTCACGGACCTTCGGCCCGGTAATGAACAGGCTGACCGTGCGCTCGACGCCGGGCAACAGCTCCAGCCGGTGCAAGGCATCCGCCGGGCGGTGAACCACTTCGCCCTCGTGGCGTTCGAACACGCCCTCCGGTGTGTGCTCCAGGTAGCCACCTCGGATGACCACTGAAGTGTTCGGCCAGGGATGATCGTGCAGCGCGCGGTCGTCGTCCGGCCCGAGCATCTCGTGCAGGTAGACGTTGGAGAAATAGTTGCGGGGGATGACCCACCAACGGCGCAAGTAATTGACACCGATCTCGAAGTCGCGGGGCCGGGAGACCATGATACCGTCTGCCCACTTTTGCATCTCTGGCAGGTCACAGCGGAATTCAGTGTGGGGCTGGTAAAGCATCTAGATCTCCTTGGCCTCGCCCCAGCTGGGGCCGATTTCTGTGTCAACTTTGAACGGCACCTCAGCGAGGCGAACGGTCCGCATGGTGTGCCCGATTGCCTTGCCTTCCTCAACCGAGGCCACCGAGCAATCGATTTCGTCGTGCACCTGCAATTGAATGAACCTGCCCTCGCGGTCAAGCGCGACCAGGGCCTCCTTGGTCTGGTCCGCCGAGCTGCCCTGGATGATCCGGTTCAGCGCCTTGTGGCACCAGTCGTAGGAGCCGTCGTTGCGCTGTGGGAAATGCAGCCGCCGCCCGCCGATGGTCGTGACGTAGCCGCGCTTCTTGGCAGTCTCCTCAGCCTTCTTGGCCAGCTGGCGGATGAACGGAGCGCGTTCGTCGAAGGCGTCCAGCACCCCCTGGGCCTCTTCACCGGCTGCCTCGAACACATAGCCGCTCTCCCGTTCGCGGCGCGCGTTGAACGCCTCCTGCTGAGTGGCGAAGTATTCAATCTCGCGCCGTCCCATCGACCACTTGCCTGCGAGAGCCCAGCGGGTGGGGAGCCCCAGGTCGTGGCTGAGCTTGGCCCCGCCTTCACCATAGCACAGGCCCAGGTAGACGTTCTTGGCGTACTTGCGCGGCAGGCCGGTGAGCTCCGCCATGAAGGTATGGTTGTCCAGCAGTGGATCGTCGTGATAGGCCTGAGCCGCCTGGCGCGCCTTCTCCAGGTCCATGACCGCAGCGAAGTGGGTGGTCCAGCGAGGTTCCTGCTGGGAGTAGTCGTTGGTGGCCCAGAGGGAGCCCTCCTCGGGCTCATAGATCGAGCGCCAGCGGGCCGCGAACTCATCCCGGCTGGGCTGCTGCTGGAGGTTCGGGTCGACGCAGCTGAGGCGACCGTAGCGCGCCCCCTTGATGCCGCCCCCGGTCCCGTCGTCCACCGCGATCTGGTTGAAGGTGCAGTGGATCCGTCCGTTCACCTCGTAGCGTCGCACGGAAGCAGCGAAGGTTGTCCTGAGCTTGTTGACTTTCCTGGCCCAGCCCAGGGCCTTGGCCACCGGGTGATCGATGCCGGACAGCACGTCCTTGTCGATCTGGGGTTGGCCGGTGCTGGTGGTCCCGAGCTGAATGCCGATGGCTTCCAGTGCCGGGGCGATCGCTCCAGCCTTCCACACGTCGCCTACAGCCACGCGGATGCCGCTCTCGTGCTGAACGCGCGCGAGCGCTTCTGCCTCCTGGGCCAGCGACCATTCCTCGATCCCGGCGAGCTTGTCCATGTTGACGCGCACGCCCCGGCGACGCATCCGGACCAACACTGGCAGCACCTGGCTCTCCAGGTTCCAGATGTCCCACAGATCCTTCTCGTCGATCTCACGCTCTTGACGTCGCAAGATCAGGAGCGGCTGCGCGGTGTCTGCTTCAGCGTAGCGGCCCACGAAGCGCGCGGGCAAGCGCCACATGCCGTTCTTGGGGTCGACGCCGAAGGCCCGCGCTGCCTCGCGCAGCTTGTCCTCGTCCTTGCCGGGGAGCCCCCGGCGCTCGGCGATGGACTGCAGCGAGTAGCTGTTGTGCAGCTCATTGATGAGCGGATCAGCCACCTGAATGTCACGGTAGAAGCGGACGTTGGGGAATTCAACGCCCTCCTCCCAGAGATAGTCCAGGTCATAGGCCAGGTGCGCGCCGACCAGGTCGCCCTTGAACAACCGGGCCTGCTCGCGCAGGTAGCCGAACACAGCCTCGACCGGAAGGTTGTCCCCGCCCTCGTGCCGCACAGGCAGGTAGTGGGTGGGGCCGTCCTCGATGGAGAAGCTGACGCCTGTAATGTAGCCACCGCGCCGCACACCGATGCCGAGCTCCTTGAGATGAGTGTCTCGGGTCTCGCAGTCGATACACAGTCGCTTGGCCTCTGCCCAGGAGGGCAGGTCACCCATGGTCGGAGGACGCCAATCGCTCTCCGGCTCGAACAGGGGCATCTGGAGGTAGGTGGATGCCTTGGCCATTACTGCGTTGGCCCCGGCAAGCCCTGCTCTAGGCTGCGCGCGCGGCGGTAAGCCTGTATGTCGTGATCGCGATCCTCGCGCCGCCCAATGATAGCAAAATAGTCCATGTCGTGATCCAAATAACGCTCAAGCATTACACCAGAGCAGTTGAACACCCAGCATTCCGTATAGACCGGCCCCAATTCGAGGATCGACATTGCATAGTGTCCATACAAGTGTAGCTTGATAGGGGTCACCGGAGACGTGTGCACAACCTCGGCCAATATCAGACGATGGTTTCCGTCGTCGCTTCGATCCAGGCCCCAAAGGTCGGGATGCCGTGGTATCTTTGGCAGCTCCTGGTTGAAGTAGGCCTCATCACGGTAAGGCGGCTCCTCTTCTTGTTCATCAACAAAGAGCGAGAGGAGCCGCCCACGCAGCCGCTGGCTCTTCAAACGGGTCTCAGCCGGTGGCTTGAGCTGTGGGAACAGCTCTGACACGCGACGAATGCCACTCTCATGAAGAGCGCCAGGCATTACGCGCCCAGGAGCTGAGCCACGCGGAACTGTGCGGCCAAGCGCCGGGCGGAGTAGCGCTTCCAGCCCTTGGTCGGGTGCAGCGCATCATAGCCACGATCGTCAGCGTGCATCCCCGCACCGGCTGGGTCGGGCGAGGATACATCTCGTTGTAGGTCTTGGGGCCGAGGCGCTTGCGGCGGATCTTGCGAGCCAGTGAAGTCATGTCAGTTGTCCTTGTTGAGTTGGATGAGCTCGCGCAGATCCTTCTGCACAGCCTCCAGGTGGGGGCGGCAATCCCAGCGGCAGAGCAGCTGGATGATCGACCGCTCCACCACGTCCAGCGGAGCGACGAATGCGCTGACCAGGTCCATGCGCGCCACCCCCCTGGGCAACCGCACGCCCTCGTCGTGCAGCTCGATCAGCTTCTGCACATAGTGCTCAGCCTTCTCGAGATCCTGGACGCCACCCTTCTGTCGCCAGCGCGCCACATACTTGGTCGCGCAGCCCTCCAGGTAGCCGATGCCCGATCGTTCAATCAGGTCCCAGTGTTCAATTCCCCCATCCCGCTTGTAGTGGCTTCCCCCGATCTGCCGATCGTTAGCTTGGCTCATTGACCTTCTTCTCTCGCCTTTCCAACCACTCCAGGGCGGCGCGCCGCCAGTCAGTGGCCTTGCAATTCTCCAGGGCTTCACGAGCCAGGTCGAAGCGCTCCTGCCCGTCCGTGCTCTTGTAGGCTTCATGCGCCACCCACATGGGGATGGCAACCCGACGGAAGAACGGATCTCGCAGCCCAGGGGTGGGACCTACGTCCATGAAAACGGACAGGTCTTCACGCCAGCGAGCGAGCTCCGTCGACATCAACGGGAAGGGCTCCACCTCCTCGTTGTGGTAAGGGTCGTCGGTGAAGTAGTGGCCTCCCGCCGCGACCAGGGGCTCCAGGGTCGCGTGATAGGCGTGGAGGTTGTTTGACAGCTGGAAGAAGCGCCCCACCTCGACGCCGATCGCCGTGGCGAGATACTCGTGCAGATAGCTGAAGTGAACAGCGTTCGCACCGTAGGCTCCCCAGATGATGTCGTTGCTGCGGTTGAGCAGCGTCATCTCAAGGCGGCCATCGACGCCGATCGACACGAAGATCTGCGTGTTGCAGGGCACGTCCTTGCCGGGCTTCTTGTGGTTGCCGGCACCGACCGCCAGCGGCAGGTCGACCGTCGGGTCCCACATGCCGATGACACAGCGGCGACTGTCTGGGTTCTTGCGCAGCTCGTCGATCACCATCTGCAGCTGGTCGTAGCCGAACCAGCTGATCCAGCGGCGACCATACGCGCCATGCAGGGTCTTGCCATCGTCGCTGAAGGTCCGCATGCGCTTGACGAAGCGCTCGACGAACTTGACGTCGTCGCGCCCCGACAGCATCCACAGGCTCTCGAACAGGTGGAAGAACGGGTTGGCATCGCGGGGCGGGTTGAACAGCACCCGCTCCCTGGGCCGCTCGTAGGTCGTCATGACCGGCTCGCGGAACAGGGAGACGGGGCCGTTGCGACTGTCCCGGTGCTCCCCGCGCTCAGCCAGAAGCTGAAGCGCGGCGGGCAGCGCGTCGTTCACATTGCGGACACGAAGCTCCATGTCAGGCTGCCGCCTTGAGGCCGATCTCGGCGTTCAGGTCGGAGATCAGCAGTGCCGGCAGAGTGCCCTTCGGCCCAGCGTGAACCTCCGGCAGCAGCTCAGTCACTTCCGGCCACACCTCGACCAGGCGCGCCACCGACGTGACGCTCTCGACGACAGCCTTGACCCGGCTACGCAGGGCGCGCTCGCGTTCGCTCAGCTCCTTCTGCATCGCGTCGAGGATCGCCTTGGCGTCCCGCACCGCGTTGCGCGCGGCCATGTAGGGGTGGTCGGGGCTGATGATCGAGGCGATGTGGGTGCCGTGACGATTGTCGTGCACCTCGTAGGGCACCCGCTGAGCCTCGGCGAACTGGATCTGGATAACCTCGTTGGTCTCCTCGACCGCGACCTTGACGGACGTGCTCTTCGGGAACCAGCCCTCCGGAGCGGCGCTCAGGCGCTTGCGGTCGACTTCGCTGAACGCAGCTTCATAGCCAACCTTGTCGCGTTCCTGGGTGAGCTGACGGACTTGTTCCTCCTGCTCGGCGATCTGCAGCTTGTCGGCGGCGAACCGCTGGGCAACTGCGTTGGCGATGATCCCATCACGGATCTCGGCGGTGATACGAATGTAACCCATGTCACTGATCTCCTGCATTATGGGGAGTGAACCTTTGCTTGGCGCGGCCCTCCCCGAGGCGCACACGCTCATACTTGTCGAACTCGCACAGCCAGTGCTGCACGGTAGCTAGCTCCCAGCGCGGCCAGTCCTCCGGCCAATAGTCGGGGTGGCTTGCCAGGGCCAGCAGCCCGCCCATGTGAGCCACCATTTCCTCGCGCTGCCGCGCATTGTTGTAGTCAAAATGCCCCACCTCACCGTGCAGCACCCGGCTCAAGCCGCGCGCGCTCCCTGGGCCAGGGCACGTCCAGGTCATCGTGTCGGTGGCGTCGGCCAGCAGCGGCGAGTGACGCATGTCACAGACCATCTGGTAGGCCATGAATGGGCCCAGGTAGGGGAAGGGTAGCAGCTCCTCGTGGGCTCGCTGCAAGGTGTGATACCACTGGATGCCAGCCACCCGGTCCATGTGCCGCGCGCGCACCTGGTCGATGCAGTCCAGCAGCCCGTCAACCTTGTTCACGCGCAACGGTGACTTGATCATATAGGCCGCGCCGAGGATGGTCTCTTTGCGAGCTACCCGTTCCTTGAGCAAGCGGCGAGCCTCTTCCGTGTCCCAATCGCCCAGGAGGAGGGGCTTCAGCAGCTCGCCGGTCTCGATCTTGTTGAACCAGCGGAACACCACCGCCGCCATATATTGGCGCGCCAGGTCATCACCCAGCGGCTCGGTGAGGTTGGCGCGCATCCACCGGGTGACCCGATCGTCCTCGCGGAACACGTTGCAGAAGCGGCTGCCAGCGTAGATGGGATCATCGGTCCAAGGTGGGCCAATGGGCTGCTCACCGAGCGCAACCCGTTCCTCGTCGACTTGACGGCGGGTGAGTATATCGTAGCGCTCGCGGGCCGTGGCGAAGAAGGCTTCAGCCGTCATGCCGGTGGCCGATCGTGGGTGATGACCTTCAGGAATGCCCCGGCCATAGCCATCAGGACCAAGGTCACACCAGCCGTGACCCATTCCCGTTCGTCGACGAGCTTAATGAGAACGAAGATGGATAGCACGTCCCACATCGAGCAACGCTCGTCGAGCAGATACCAGGCGACGCGGCGCATGAACCAGAGCAGCTTCTTCACAGTCCCAGCTTCCCTCGGATATGGGCCAGCGCCTCTTCGCGGCTGCCCTCGAACACTGGCACCTCAGCGGCGCGCAGCCGCTCCAGCGACTTCTTGACGCCGTTGAACTTGGAGATCGTGTTCTTCTCCTTGACCGGAGGCAGGTCCGGGTTGCGGGCCTTGCGCCGCGCGTTGACGCTGTCGAGGCATTCCTGGAGCTCGGTGGTCAGCGCCACCACTTCGAGCTCCTGCCCGTTCTCCTGGGCCCACTGGTGTAGGTCCACGTGGCGGTTCACGTCCGCGGAGATGAGCAGACCCTCGAAGATCACGTCCATGCCCCGGCTGGCGCTTTCCTTGACCAGCTCGAAGATGGTCTCCATCTTGGCGATGGTGTCGCAGCCCCCACAGGCCGTCTCGTAGTGGCCGATGATGGCCAGCGAACGGCGCTCGGGATGGGCCATCACGTAGCCGATGGGCTGCTTGCGGCCCTCGACCTTGTGCCGGAGCTTGGTAGGATACTCGGCCATGATCTGACGCACAAGGTGCGTCTTCCCCGATCCGGACGTGCCACGAATATTGATGATCACAGGGCCACTCCCTTTCTTGCCTTAACCATGCCGCGCTTAGAAGGCGACCGCAATCAGCTTCTTGGCGCAAGCCTTGGTGGCTTGCTCAATCTCACGCACGACATGGTTGAACTCGTTCGAGCCAGTCTTCATGAAGTTGGGGTCAGCGATCCGGCTCAGGCCGATGAAGGAGCCCAGGGAGACCCACTGCTTGCCCGGCCCAGGGGAAGGACGGATGCGGGTGAGGCGCTTGTAGTTGCCGCCGTCCATGAAGAGGACCGCGTCAGCCCACTCCAGGTCGTCCTCGGTGATGGCTCGGGAGCGATGGGGCTCCAGGTCATAGCCCAACCGGGCTGCCGCCTCCCGCATCTTCTTGGCGGCGCGCTCGGGCTTCCACCGCTCGTTCTGCCACGCCTTCAGCGCAGCCTCACGGATCTCCCAATCGGGGCGCTCTTGGCGCAGGATCGCGGCGCTCAGGGCTGAGCGGTTGATGTTGCCGTGGCAGACGACGAGGACTTTCATATCATACTTCCCTTGCACAGCTCCAGCGCCTGGGCCTCGGTGAAGCCCTCGTTCATGTAGGCGATGAAGAGCGACCGGCGCGCCTTGGCCACCGTCGCGGCATGCTGGGGGATGGCCCGCATGAACTTCATCTGTGCTTCCAGCGCAGCAAGCAGCTCGTCCGGCTTGGTCGGCAGCGCTGTTACCTTCTCATCACTCATGACAACCACCATGCACCCAAGCCAATTATGGCCAGGACGATACCGATCGTCACCACTGCGTTATAGCAGCCCACAGCCGGGCTGCCCTCTTCGATAACGAGCGGTCCCCACCGCCTGGGTTCCTCTTTCATGGTCGCCTCTCCTTGAGAACAGCCGCGATGTTGAGCGGCAATTGGTCCTTGGGGATGGTACCGTCGTGCACCGTGCGCCGGTAGCGCTCCTCCAGCCAGTGGTCGTAGGGCTGGAAGGGGATGATGCCGTTCGGATAGTGGGCAGCCATGTTGTCGATCAAGTCCTGAACCGGCTCGCCTTGGAGCGCGCGGATCAGGTATCCCTCGCACCAGGTGAAGGCCATTGACAGCAGCTCTGGGTCCATCGTCCCAGGGAAGTGCCTGAACTCGATCGTGTCGGTCTCGCGCAGCTGCCGCACGTTGACGGAGAGCCGGGGCTGAAGGTGCATCTGTGGCACCCCAGCCTGGGAGCAGGGGGCCTCGGCACGGAAGAAGTCCTCGACCGTCTCGGCGGCGAGTTGCCGCGCCACCCGATCAGGCTTGAGGAGGGTCTGGTGGCTGGCCCGCATGCGCCGGAGGCGACGCTTCCACCCCTGGGTGTAGCCGGGCATCTTCTCCTGGGCCTCGATCTTGGGCAGCACCAACGGCTCGATCACCGGCAATGCCTTGGGCATCCACTCATGGATATGGGTCTGCACCCGCTTGAGGGTCTCCAGGTCGTCCCTAAGCCCAGGGACACGAATGTGCAGGTGGAGGTTGGACCGATAGTTGATCGTGGCCTCTGGGTAGAGCTCCTGTAGCTCTCGCATACAGGCCATCTGGCCCTCGATCGTGCTGGTGGGCGGCGTGTTGATCTCCCCACCGCGCTGGTGCAGCCGGTCCTTGGGGTCGTTGGCCACCCCGGTCGAGTTGACAATCGTGATGTCCTTGCGGTCGCGACCGTAGCCGGGCGGCAGCGGGCGGGTGGTGTCCCAGTCGGCCCACTCGTGCTCCGCGCCGTAGGTCCAGTTGCCGACGTTGCGATCCCAGCTCATCCAAGTCTCCGTGCAATCTCGTGCGCCGCCCAGCCTGCCGCCAGGGTGCCGTTCTTCGCGCCACCCGACGCGGCCCATAGCCCCGGCCCCACCTCCTGAAGGAGGCAGGGCTTGTGGCCCTTGGCGTAGGGCCGGATGCCGTGGAGCAAGCGCGCTCCGTCATTGGGCGTCAAGCCCAGGGGGCTGAGCAACCCATCAGCGAAGTGTCGCTCACGCTCATACACCGTCCGGGTGCGGTCGTCGTCCCAATTCTCAGCCTTGATGGCGGTGCCGTCGCCGATCCACATGCCGTCGCCCCGGTCGAAGCCTACCAGCTGGCGGTAGGGAGCCCACACCTTGATCTTCCCGCGCGGCGGGTGGTGGTCGGGGAACAGCAGCGCCATGCCGCGCTGGCCCTGCTGGCGCACCTGGGGCAACAGCCGCTCAGTCCAGATGCCAGCCGCCACCACGATGTTGCGTGCGAACACACGCTCCAGAGAGCGCGCCGGGCCGGGGCCAGACACCTCGACAAAGCGGCCCCCGTCCATCTTCTCGCCCACCCTGGTCACCGACCAATGCTCCGTCGGCCCTGCCAGGATCTTCGCCGGGTCACACCAGTGCACGGTCGCCTCAGCCAGTTTCCCGGTCTTGCCGACCGCTACGTCGAAGGGCAGATCCTTCACCCCGTAGAGGCGGTCCAGGAGGGCCAGGGAGGGCTCATAGACGTCCTTGCCCAGGGCGCTGAACCAGCTCGGCTTCATGAGGCAGGCAGCGGGCCTGGAGCCTGCCATCGGTTCACGATTGTCGAGCACCCGAACCTCTTGCCCCTGGGCACGCAGCTCAGCAGCGATGATCTGGCCGAACAGGCCCCCACCGATGATGATGGTGTCAGTCATTTCCCCTCCAAGTCTGCCGCCCCAAGGTTCCAGCGGCATGTTGTTCCTTGGCGCGCTCAGACAGCAACGAGCGAGTTTCCGCAGAAAAGTCCGGTGGCCGTCTCGCGTCCCGACGAAGATTAAACATCTCGCCCTTGTATTGATCTAAGAAGGTTTGTTCGCGATCTTTTACCTGTTCCTTGGAGCAGTAGTCCAACTCTTCCCACTTAAAGTTACTCTCACCATAAGTCATCCAAGCGAACTGAAGCGCTCGGTTGTGGCCGCACCCGTCATTATAGAGCCGCCAGTGGCGACGTCTCCTAGCCTCGAGATCAAGCGAACTGCCGATGTAGACCCACCCACTCGTCATGCAAGTGATCTTGTATATGCCAATGCGACGCTGGCGGGGAGGCCTACCAATCCTTGGCATCGGGCCTACCCGCCGGCATTGCATGCAGCATGGAGCGAGCAGTTTCACTATGGGGTGCCCATGTCTCAAGACCTGCACGTATCTCATTGATATCATTGTAAGGAGGGTAGTGCCCGTTGAGCATAGACTTCCACTTGCAGAGGATAGTCTCGATCTCCTGAAGAGCCACCGCGCGCTCGTGCCGGGGCGGGGCGGTGTGGGCCTTGAAGTGCTCGGTCAGGTGCGCCACGACGTTGTCGATGATGAGGTGCTTGGTCGCCTCGTCCTTGGGCTCAGCGTTGTCCGGCAGGTTCTCGTGGGCGCGCCACAGCCGGAGCGCGGCCTTGACCGGGTCGGCGAACATGAAGACCGACGCCTTGTCGAAGTCGATGGGGGCGATGCCCAGGCGGTCGAGCATGTCGCAGACCTTGAAGGCGATCCAGGGGCCGAACAGCGGCAGCCCCTTGGCGCGCGCGGCCACCTCGGCGAAGGGCTGGGGCCGGGCGGTCACCGGCACGATGTGATTGGGCGGGATGCCGTAGGCGATGTCGTGCACGGCCCGCTCCGGCATGTCTTGGAAGCGGGCGCGCAGGCGCTGCACCGCGTCCATGGCTGCCTTGCCCCGGAAGTGCCGCCGCTCGCTGCCCCTGGGCCACCGACCCCCATCGGGAGCCGGGGTCACGTTGGCGGCGGCGGTCGCCATGGCACCCCAGAAGCCGTCGCCCTGGTGCTCGCTGATGAAGCTGGCCGCGCCGCAGTGGTAGAAGCACCAGTAGGCCAGAAGCCACCGCTCCAGGTGGGCCGGGTCGGCCCACTCCATCTTGTCGAGCGCGATATAGACAGGGTCCAGGTCACCGCTGTCCAGCAGGTGCTTCCCGAACTCATAGATGTCAAGACGGGGGTAGTTACGTTTCGCCATCGGCTCCCTTTCTGGTCGCGCCTGGGCAGCGGGGGAGGGATCGGGGGGATCGCGGGGCCACCCAGGCGCTCGGTGAGGATGCCTGGGTGGCGCGCCGAAGGCAATCACTTCTTTCCGGTGTGCACCCAGATCTTGGTAGCATCCGGGTCGAACGGGCCGTCGGTCTGTGCGAGCCCATAGCCGGAGTAGTAGTGCAGCAGGCGGATGCCCTCATATGCCTGCTTCTCGTTCCAGCCGGTGGCCTTCTGCACCTCGGCGAAGGTCGCGCCGCCCTTCTGGCTGAGCAGGGCAAGCGCCTTGCCGCGCGCGCTGTCCGCGCGGACCGGCTTCACTTCGCTCTCGGCGGGGAACACGAAGCGCATGCCGCGCTTCTTCTGGGGCTGCTTCTTGCCCTCGTCCTTGGGCGGAGCGGGCGTCGGCGTAGGAGCCGGGGCCGGAGCCTTCTCGGGCTCGGTGGGGGCTTCCGCCGGGCCGTCGTTATCATATTCCTGGAGGATGGCCCAGGTGCGGCGCTGGGCAGCGGTGTTGTCGCTGAAGCGCTTGGTGCCGGTGCGGCCCAGGTTGCTGGCCACCAGGTTGTGAAGGCTCAGGAGCTCGGGGCCAGACATCTTGTCGAGCGGCTGGGCCTCCTGGAACTGCGCGTTCTTGAGGTCCTCGCCGGTCAGGCCGTCGAGCGTGGGGACATATACCTTGTGCAGAAACTTGATCATCAGGATCTCCCTTTATCTGGATCGGGAGCCTTTCCCGATGATCACCTCATACTCTCGCCTTTTCCAAAAGGCAAGACATTTCTGTCGATCTGCTCAATTTTCTTGATGAGGCCCCGGCTTACGCCGAGGCCACCATCCGAGGGCGATCGCCGGTCAGGTATTCATGCAGGTCGTCGTAGCCACCGATCAGCGTCCCGTTGTGATACACCTGCGGGAAGGTCCGATGGCCCTGGGCCTTGAACGCAGCGATCTGCTCCTCGGTCGTATGCTCCTCGATCCTGTGTGAATGGCCCAGGGAGGCGAGCAGCTCCTGGGCGTGATCGCAGTAAGGGCAGCCGGGCTTGGCCAGCACCAACCAGTCGTCCTTGGGCGCGGCTGGCGCGTCGAACTCTGCGAATGCATCGTCCCAGGAGCCAGTGACGCTGGCCTTGGCATAGTCGGTCGCTCGGTTCTCGAAGAAGTTGGTGTGCTCCTTGCCGGAGACGATCACGTCCACCCAGGGCAGCGGGTTGGTCACCACGCCGAATACAGCGGGCAGCCCCAGCTGAGCCAAGCGGCGATCGGCGATGTAGCGAATGTAGCTCTTGACCTCATCGGCGGTCAAGCCCTCCACCTCGGCTTCGCCATAGGCCAGGTCGATGAAGCGGTCCTCCATCTCGACCATCCGGACGCAAGCGTCGGTGATGCGCTGCCGGAGCTCCGGCGTCCACAGCTCAGGGTGCTCGTCCAGGAGCGCATGGAACACCTGCACCATGGAGGCCACGTGGTGGCTCTCGTCCCGGATCGACCAGCTGACGATCTGGCCCATGCCCTTCATCTTGCCGAAGCGGGTGAAGTTGAGCAGGATCACGAAGCTGGCGAACAGCTGAAGCCCCTCGCCGAAGGCGCTGAACACAGCGATGTCCCGAGCCAGGCCATCCAGTCCGTCACTGGCCTCACTCATGAACTCGTGCTTCTCGCGCATGGCCTGGTAGTCCATGAACGCAGCGTATTCCGCCTCCGGCATGCCGATCTCGTCGATGAGCGTCGAGTAGGCCTGAATGTGCACCGCCTCGCGCGCCGCAATCGAGGCCATCATCATGCGCAGCTCCACCGGCTTGAACAGCGGCAGGTAGCGGTCGATGTAGCATTCCGCGACGTCCACGTCCGCCTGGGTGAAGAAGCGGAAGATCTGGGTCAGCAGCCCCTGCTCGTCCGGCGACAGCCGCGTCTTCCAGTCCTGGACGTCCTGGTTGAGCGGCACCTCGCGGGCGAGCCAGTGCATCTGCTCGCTCTCGACGAAGGCTTGGTAGGCCCAGGGATACCAGAATGGCTTGTATGCAGCGCGTCGGGCGAACAGGGAAGGTGTCATGTCATCAGGCCTCACATGCCACGCAGTCGGACTGGCCGATGGCGGGGGCGTGGCGGACCCGCGTCTCGACGACGGTATTGACAGCCTCAGTGCGCTTCACGCTGGCTGACCGGAGATAGTAGAGCGCCTTGAGCCCACCCTGCCAAGCCATGAAGTGCAGGCGGTTGAGCTCCTGGGCGGAGACGTTGGCGGGCAGAGCCAGGTTGACCGATTGGCTCTGGCAGATGTCAGGCTGGCGGTCGATGGCGTGCTGGAGCAGAATGCCTTGGTCATGCTCGATGTGGGTGCGAAACACCAGCTTGTCACGATCCGAGAGGAAGTCCAGGTGCTGCACCGAGCCCGCGTTGGTCACGATCGACGACCAGACTTCGGGGGTGTCTTGGCCCAGGGAGGCGAGGAGGGTCTGGAGCGCCGGGTTGCGCACCTCGTGGGTGCCGCTCAGCGTCTTGTGGGCGTAGGCATTGCCGGGCACCGGCTCGGTCGATGGGCTGACGCAGCCGCAGATCAGCGAGCTCGTAGCATTGGGAGCAATGGCCATGCGGTGGGCGTGGCGCAGGCCGGTCCCCGCCATGTCGGGCGCTTCGCCGCGCTCAGCGGCCAGGCGACGAGACGCGGCTTCAGCGTGCCGTGCGATCTTGCTGTAGAGCTGCTTGTTCAGGAGCAGCGCACCCTCGTCTTCATAGGTGAGGCCCTCCTGCTGGAGCAGGGTCGCCCAGCCCAGGGTGCCCAGGCCGATGGAGCGCTCGCTGCGCGCTGAATTGACCGCGCGCCACATTTCCGGCGGGGCCTGCTCGATAAACACGTCGAGCACGTTGTCCAGCATGGTGACGATGTCGTCGATGAACTGCTCCGCGACTGGCCCCCACTCGCGCCACTTGGCCATGTTGATCGAGCTGAGGCAGCAGACCGCCGTGCGGTCCGGAGCGGTGGGTAGAGCAACCTCCGTGCAGAGGTTGGCATGCTGAACGCGCAGGCCCAGGGCCTTGAGCGGCTCGGGCAGCGCGCGATTGGCCGTGTCCGAGAAGAAGAGATAGGGCTCGCCGGTCTGCACGCGCTTCTGGAGCAGGCGAGACCAGAGCTGGCGCGCGTCGACCGTCCCTTTGATGTTGCCGCTGTTCGGGTCGACCAGCTGCCATTGGCCCCCGGCGCGGACCGCCTCCATGAAGGCATCCGGGATGCACACACCGTGGTGGAGGTTCTCGTTCTTCCGGTGGACGTCGCCCCCGGTCGAGGTGCGCATCTCAATGAACTCGATGATCTCGGGATGGCTGATGTCAACGTAGGCTGCTCCCGCGCCGCGCCGCGTCGAGCCCTGGTGATAGGCCAGCATCTGGCTGTCCATGACGTGCATGAAGGGCATCAACCCTGGCGTCTCAACGCCCTTGGTCGTCCGTTCGCCTACCGAGCGCACCCGGCCCCAATAGGTGCCAATGCCGCCGCCATTCGTGGAGAGGAAAGCGTTCTCCTCGAAGTTGGCGGCCAGACCGGAGATGCTGTCGTCGACGAAGTTGAGGAAGCAGCTGATGGGCAGCCCGCGCGTCGTGCCACCGTTGGAGATGAGCGGAGTGGCATAGCTGAACCACAGCTGTGAGCTGTAATCATACAGCCGCTGAGCCAGAGCCTCGTCGCCGCCGCTGAACGCGCGGCTGGCGCGGGCGAACACGTCCTGGGTGCCTTCCCCCGGCTGGCAGTAGCGCTCCTGAAGAGTGATCCTCCCGATATCGGTCAATAGGTCGTCGCGGCTATGGTCGATCTGCATTCTTGCTTTCCACTCGGTATGCGGCTGAGCTCCCATCTTGCCCGCTTGGGGCCGCTCCGCCAATGATTTCCTCCAGCAATTGTGTCGCGAACTTGAGTAACTCGACTGACTTAACCAGATCTGCCCTGCTGGCCTTTCCCCTCACGAGCGCCATCCCTGGGCCGTGCAAGGACTGACAGATCACTTTGTGTGCTTCAGCCAGTTTCCGCTGCGTCGCCGACGACATCGACTTCCACTCCGATGCAGGTGATCGTGACCCGGTTCAAGTCACCGGCCTCGATCTCGATCTTCGTGACCTTCATATCAGCAGTGATGTCGTTCCCCTGATCGTCCAGGATCTTCGTATCGTGCGAGAAGCCGGTTGTGTTCACTACGCGCATGGGCTTGCCTCCTTACCTTCCGTTCTTGATTGATTTCCTTGGGCACCACTTCGATATGCTCTGGGTTCACGCACATGGAGAAATGGCAGGTGTGGTCGCGGTGATGCCCAGGAGGGCACTCCTCGCCCTTCAGCACCTCGCTGGAGAAGCGGTGGGCGCGGACCGTCTGCTTGCCCAGGCGGAAGGATCCATACCACTTCCGGTTGCCCTTGCCCCGGCTGCGCGCGCCGGTCCAATACCAGCAGCCGTTGGGGAGCTTCTCCACATAGCCGAAGAAGCGCTTGATGTCATTGATCGACGCGCGCAGCATGAGCCCTCACTTTCTCAGTCATCTCGTCCAGCATGGCGTGGGTCCACATGCGCGCAGCCGGGTGCGGCATGAAGATGGTGTGCTCGAACTCGTGGCCGCTCAGGCCATAGGTCTTCTCAGCAACCTTGCCACAGACCAGCAGCAAGTCGAAGGGCGCAATCAGCTCCAGGTTCTCCAAGAGCCAGGCTGGGTCGGGGGTGCCGTGTTGGTTGGGGCCAGTGACCAGCTGTGGGCAGGCATTGGTGACCACCAGCTCGTGGTCGTGCCCCACGATGCGGTAGAGGCGCTTGCCAGTGAAGTTGGCCGGGTTGATCCGATACTGACGCGGGGCCTGGGTGTAGCCAGCACGGCTCGTGCGCTGCCGCCAATCCCACATCGTCTCCAGGACCGCGACCACCTTCATACCTTCACCACCGTCAGCTTGTCCGCCGCGCGGGTGATGCCAGTGTAGAGCCAGCGGTGCCGGTCAGCGCGGAAGCAGAAGCTCTCGTCGAACAGCAGCACGTTGCTCCACTGGCTGCCCTGGGCCTTGTGGACGGTCATGGCGTAGCCGTAGTCGAACTCCTCGGCTTCCCTGCGCTCCCACCAAGCCATCTGCTCGTCACAGTCGGTGAAGTAGGAGCGGTGAGCTTCTACCTGAAGCGGCTCCCCGCCATCCTCTGGGCTGACTTCCATGAACACCCGGTCGTCGGTGACCGCGCCCACATCTGTGGCGTGCCAGACGGCTCCGTTCAGCAGACCCTTCTCATGATTGTTGCGCAGGCACACCAGCTTGTCGCCGGGCTCAGGCGCGTCCATCCTCGTTCGGCCCAGGAGGTTGCGCATGCGCCGGTTGTAATTGTGTCGCGACTTGTTCCGGCCCACCAGCAACTGATCTGCACCCAGGGCGATCTCGGCGTTCATGTCCTCTACGTCGATGACACGGCACATGTCGTCGCCCCCAATGGAGACGCGGTTGCCCTGGCGCACCTCTGTGGCCAAGCGGATGATGGGGCTCTCGGCAGCTTGCCGGTGGATCTCTTCCAGCATCACATCAGGCGTGTGGTCCTCGGTGAAGAAGCCACCGCCCATGACCGGGGGCAGCTGGGCCGGGTCGCCCAGGACGAGCACCTTGGTCCCGAAGCTGAGCAAGTCCTCGCCCATGCGCCCATCGACCATCGAGCACTCGTCGATGATGACCAAGTCTGCGCTGCGAACCTCACTGTCGGGGTTCAAGCTGAACGCAGGCTGGCTCAGGTGGGCACGCTCACGCTTCAGCATGTCACGCAGATCCTGCACGCGGCGATTGTCGTCGATCTGTGCGTCGGTCGCGCCATCGCGCCGGAGCTCCAAGAGCAGCTGAGCCAGCTGCGCTTCAGTCTCCTTGAGCTGCGCGCGGCTCTTGTCCTTGGTGTGGTAGATTAGGGAGTGGATCGTTGAAGCGCCGTCGCATCCCTTGGTGCGCAGCACATGTGCCGCTTTGCCAGTGAACGCCGCGAACAGAGGATAGTGCGCCGCCTCAGCCAACAGCATGGCCAGCGTGGTCTTGCCGGTGCCCGCGTAACCGAACAGGCGGAACACCTGCTGAGCAGTCGGGTCAGTGCGCCAGGCTTCGACAGCCTTCAGCGCCCGATCCTGTTCAAGGGATGGGGTCATGGGTGTGCTCCAGCGAAGGGGTGGAGGCGGTGGGGTGGGCCGCTGTTACGCAAGCCTCCAACCCACCCGGAGATGGATCAGGCGTGGCCCACCGCCTCCTGTTCAGCCTGAGGTCAAGCCTCAGAACGGAACGTCGTCGTCCCCGTCGCCGGAGCCACCACCGGAGCCCCCGGTGGCCTTGCCCTCGTTGGCGTAGTCGGCCTTGGCCGCGCCGGAGCGGACCATCTCGATGAGGCCGGTGGCCGCTTCGAGCAGGTGGCGCTCGCCGCCCGGATCGATCATGGAGCCGCGCCAGTCGGTGCCGGTCGGCTTGGCCATGAACTGATACCAGACGCCGCTGTCGTTCTTCTCCTTGGTGCACTTCAGCATCACCTTGAAGGCGAACAGCGGGGGCTTGCCCTTGATCATCCGCAGCGCGGTGAGCAGGGTCCGGAACGGCTTGATGTTGGTCGACTTCAGCGGCAGCACCGCGAAGCTCTCCACCTGCGACAGATCCTGCGAGAGGATATTGCCGTAGGCGTAGTAGGTCTCGACCAAGTCGTTGCCGTTGGCGAGCTTGATGCCCACCACCGAGCCCTTGTTCTTCTGGATCTCTTCGAGGACGAAGGGATCGTCGGGCTGGTAGCGACCGGCAATGCCGCCGCCACTGTCGCGCGGGATCCACTCGACGAACATGCGCTCGAAGTCGACGAGCTGGAAGGGCACGCCCTCCTTCTCGCCATCGTAGAGATCGCCGGTGATGGTATTGTAGTACCGCCCCGGCTTCGCGTTGTCGTTGTCGCCCTCGGTGACAATCGGGCTCATGGGCTGGAGGATGGCGAGGAACGGGATGAGAAGCTCATCCTTGCCCACCTTGTCCATGCCCATGCCGGCATATTCACCGTAGTCGTATGCTGCCACCGCGCCGCCTTCCGGCTGCTTCGCGGGGACGTTCTTGGTACCGGCCATGTGTGGCCTCCTTCCGTGTTGCGCTGGGGAAACACCCGCCCGAGCTCAGGTTGTGCCCTGCCGGGCCGCTCACCACTAACCAGGTGACGGTAACTCAGTCCTTGTCGCGCAGCGTGATCTTGGTCGAGCGCTGACGGAACACCCCGAAGGCGTCCATGGGAATATCAACCCCGGCCTCCAGCTGCTCCGTGACGAAGCTGGCCAGGGTCGAGGGGTGAATGGTATCGGAGCGGGCAACATTGACCGGCTTCTTGCGCTTCTTCAAGTCCGCCTCGAACTTGCGCGCCCACGCCTGGTCATCCTTGCCGAACTGGATCTTGAACTCGCGCTTGATCAGATCATCGTGGCCGTGTTCCTCCAGCCAATCGAACGCGGGCTTCTCGCGCCCCTTGGGGAGCGACCCACGGATCTTTTCCTGCACCTTGACGATGATGCCATCGCGGGTCTCACAGGTGGACATCTCTGCCTCGTCCATGAGCGCGGGCAGCGTTTCCTCGGAGATACGGCGCAGCCGCGCCTGGGCTTCCTTCAGCGCGTCCTGGCAGCGCTCCACCTCAGCCTCGGCTTCCTTCTGCTCCAGAGCGGTGACGCTGATCTGGGCCAGCAGGTTGTCGCCCGGCCCTTCCTTGAATTCACTGTAATCGGGGATCTTGGCAGCCATGTTACTCCCTTTCTTGGTCTTGGTCGATGTATGCCCCACTCGGTTCCTCGCCGCAATCAGCATCGTCGCGGAAGATGTCACGAGCTTCGATCGCAGTATATGACCCAGAGCGACCATGCCACTGCAGCACCTTGATGTTGCCGTTATTCCGGTCGGCAGCGATCGCGAACGCAAGGCCCAGGAGGGTGGGGTTGCCGGTCAGCAAAAGGTAATCGGCTGGGCCGAAGCCTGCCAGCTTCTCGTGCAGCTCGTTGATGATCGGGGCCAGGACGAAGGGGCGCGCCTGGTCGTTCAGCAAGAACTGGATCTCGCCGAACTCCTCCGCCGGGCCGTAGTCGAACTTGGGCACCAGCTCCCCGGTGCGGTTGTCGCGGTGCAGCGCGTTCTGGACAACATAGACAGTCATAGCCATTCCCTCAGCTCGTCGCCGGTGATCTGGGAGGCGATGTCACGCTTGCCCCGCAGGTTATTGATGATGTGGCGAGCCACGGTCGGTCGACCATCGGCCAGCCGCGCCTCGAAGTCAGTATACTCCACCTGGTCATCTTGGCCAATACGGTGCGCCCGGTCCTCGCTCTGCACCCGGTCGACGTAGCGGAAGCTGTTCTCTGGGTAGAGCACGAACTTGGCCTGCACCAGCGTAAGCCCGGTCGCGCCCTTCTGGCTGTTGCCAATGAACCACTGAGCGTCCCCGGCCTGGAAGGCGAGCTTGGACCGTTCATTCTCATCCTCGTCGAGGGTGCCGTCGTAGCGAACGGCTGACTTGCCCAGGCGCTCCATGAGGAGATCGATCGTGCGGGTGAAGCGGCACCAGATGATGCCGGGCCGATGGATGGCGGCGCACACCTCCTCCACCTCGTCGAGCATTGGGTTCTTCTTGCCAATCAGCTCATAGGGCTCTTCCAGGCCCTCCACTCCGACATAGCCAGAGATGATCTGCTGCAGCCGGAGCAGTCGCACGATTGCGAGCTCCGCGTCGATGAGCCCGCCACCCTCGGTCTCGGCAGCATATTCGTCGCGCACCTGCGTGTAGAGCGCGTTCTGCTCGGGCGTGAGCGTGTAGTAGCGGCGGGTATAGAGCTTGGGTGGCAGATCCAGCACGTCGTCCTTGGTGACGCGCGAGCCAATCGTGTCCACATGTGCCTTCAGCTGGTCGAGGTTCTTGTAATCGATCAGCTTGTCGTAGCCGGGATCGTAGCCGTGATCCTCCTGAAACTCAGCGGCGGTATACCACTCGCCGAACTTGAACTTGAACACGCGGAAGCTGCCCAGGCGGAGACGCTCCCAGAACTGCTCAGCCAGGAACTTCACCTGCGTGTAGAGATCAAACGGGCCAGTGGCGATGGGCGTCCCGGTCAGCAGGCGACGGAACGGCGCGTAGCGACCTGAAGCGACCAGGCGCTTGGTGCGCTTCGCCCCCGGCGTCTTGATGTAGTGACCCTCGTCCAGGATATAGAGCGCGCGGCGATTGCGCAGCATGCGCCAGAGGTAATTCTTCCCCCGGTCGGTCATCACTGCGTCGTAATTCATGAACAACCAGGACAGGCCCTGGTGCTTGATGAGCGCATCCTGCTCGGCGATGTTGCCCTTGTTCCCGGCGCGCTTGGTGTCCCAGATCAGTGCTTTGGACTTCGCCGCCACCCGCTTGGGCAGGTGGGCCGGGATCTCGTCTGTGAGCCAGTTGCGGTGCACACCGGAAGGGGCGACGATGATGACTGCGTCGATCTTGCCCTGCTCCCAAAGCCAAGCAGCCGTATCGATCATCGGCTTGGTCTTGCCGGTGCCCTGCTCCCAGAACAGCGCGCGCTCGCTCATCTCGCGGGAGAGCTCGAACTCCTCGCGCTGGTGGGCGAACGGCTCGGTCTTGTATTCGTAGTCCACTCAGCTCCCTTTCTTGCTCCCCTCGTCGCGGGCCGTCCGGGTCCGGGGCAATCACGAACTCGACCTGCCCAGGGAGGCACCGCAAGTCGAGTGCAGTCGAGCGCGGATTTTGCTGGAATTCCGGAGGGTTCTTAACTAACTCTACTTACTCTACTAGAAGAGAAGTAGAGTAAGAAGGCTGCCGTCCTCCGGAACGCCTGGGCAGTCGAGCTCGTCGAGTAAGTCGAGCGAGCCCTGCAATTACAACGACTTAGCAGCCTCCAGCTTGGCCTGCAGTCGAGCGTGGGCCTCGTCGTTGTCGAGGCGCTTGTCGGCCAGAGCGGCCTTGGCCACCTCCTGGTCGTCCTCGCCCAGGGTGGAAGCCACCGCCTCGTAGAGCTCGACGAAGCGGTCCGTCAGCTCATCCACGTTGACGCGCATGAGCACGTCGAGAAGGGTTGCAAGCAGGTTCACGACTGGTCTCCCCGGACAAGGGCCATCGCCTCGGCGATGAGCTGGGTCGCGGCGGCGGTCGCCTCCGCATATGTGGCAGTGTTGCCGGCATCGTAGGCCTGACGAGCGAGCAGAACCGAAGTGTAGATGCGACGGTCATAGTCCTGCATGGTAGCTGCCAGTGGACCCTTGATGAGCCCCAGGTCGACGCCGGTTTCGACGAAGGCCACCCAGCCCTGGTAGACGGTCTCGACGCCCAGGGCGACGCGCTCGTCCACGATGGTCTGGTCAGCGACCGGGCCGGGACCAGGTGCATTGGTGAGCGCGCAGCCGCTGAGCAGAGCCAGCGCGGCGAGCGGAGCGAGGAAGCGCTTCAGCATATCAGTATCCCCGATCCTTGGCAGTGATCTGGGGCGCGTAGCGCTGCACGATGCGAGAGCGCATCGCCCAGATGTCGGCGACACCGCCCGCGACGAGCACGATCAGGTTGACGAGTTGTTCCTGGTCCTCGGGCGCGACATTGTCGGACAGCCCGGTGAGGACGAAGACCTTCGAGAGGATGGAGACGATCGCGGCCCAGATGACCTGCGAGCGATACCATGGCATGGTGCTGGGGATCATGTTACACTCCTAGATGATCGGCGATCGCGTCGGCGATGGCCTGACCCGCACGCGTCGACCAGTCCGGCATCTCGGCGACCGGGGGCTTGTCTGGGTTCTGCGCATGGATGAAATAGGGCTCGACGAGAACGGCGGTTGGCACTCCAGCGGCGCGAGCACCGCTGAGGACTGCCAAGCCCATCTCGCGGGCTCCCTTGTTGGTGATGCCGAGCTCCTTGGCCACCCGCTCCGCCACGAGCTTGGCGAGCGTCTTGTCGCCTTCCGTGGTGTTGCGCGAGCCGTAGAGAGCGAGCGAGTATTGCGCCGGGCCAGCCGCCGCATTGTGGTGGAACGACACCAGCACGTCGAAGCCCTTGGCCGCGAGCCCTGCGTTGTAATTCTCCAGGCTCTCATCGGCCACACGGCTCTCGACGCCGCGCTCAGCCAGGCGTGCCGCCAGGGCCTGTGCACCGATTTCATTGAGCGTATGCTCGTTGGGGCCATTCGGCGCGTGCACCGCGCCAGGATCGAAGCCGCCCGGCTTCTGGCCGTGACCGATGTCGATGAAGACCCGCTTGCCGCTCTTGGAGGGCTTGACCGCAGCGGGCTTGGGCATCGTGGTTGCGCCGCCCAGGGCGTCGAGCACTGCGTTGAGGGTTTCGGAGTTGTCCCAGAAGGTCCGGGGACCGAGATCTCCGTCGACAGCAATGTCGTATCCCTGTTCGCGCAGCCGTCGCTGAATGTGCCAGACGGTGAGCGAGCCGGTGGGCTTAGTTGCGATGCTCTTGGCCATGGTCGTCTCTTACCTCATGCTGATCAATAGGGCAAGCCGCTACGAACGAGGCAGCGGCGAAGCAGGTGGGGTGAAGTTGGCGGTATAGACAGCCTCACCCTTGCGGATCCGAACCTCTTGGATGCGTCCAGCCGGGTTGCGACCAGTATTCTGCGCGTCGCGACCGATGCTGACCCCAGTGTTGCCAATGGTGTGAGTGCCGGTTCGGGTCGTCTCGATCACCTTGGTGCCGTTCACGAAGAAGCGCACCGTCGAGCCCTCCTGGGTCATGGCCAGATGATACCAAGTGCCGGTGCTCAGTGCGCCGCCACTCGAAGAAGCGTCAATGGAGCTGGAGCCCCACAACAGAATGCGAGGCACACCGGTATCGAGGTAGATCTGCCAGCCAACCGAGCTGCCGCTGCGCTTGCCGATGACGCCCTTGAGGCCAGAGCCAACGCTATCGAGGCGGATCCAGCACTCGACCGTCCAATCCTCCCAGATCGGGAGCTCGTGGTCAGTGCGGCTCGTCATGGTGATGTAGTCGCCGTTGCCATCGAGCAGCAGAGAAGTGGTGTAGCCCAGGGTGGCTGCGCCATTGTCCAGCTTGGCGTTGCCGTTGAACACCAGTGCGGACGCCCCGGCGCTTTCGTCAGTAGCCGTGGTCGCTTCATCCGCACCATCGAAGCTGATGAGCAGAGAGGTGCGCGCGTCGGGCACCGTGAAGGTGTCAACCAGACCGAATGAGAAGTCATCCCAGGCCGGGTTGGGGGTAGTGTCGTTGCGGCAGATGAAGCCACCCGCCGTGGCCGTATCAGCGTGCGTGCCGATAGTGCCCTTGCCGAGGATCTTGCCATCGACGATCAGCTGGTATTCGTCGCCAATCACCTCCAAGCGCGCAATGCTGTCGGTCTTGAAGACCGAAGTCATCTGCCACCGGCCTAGCACAGTGAAGGTGCCACCCACCCGCTTGTAGACCGCCCATCCGCTGTCAGTATCAGCAAGGCGCGCACCGACGAAGTTGTTACCATCCTGAATGCGGCAGGCAAGGAACCATTCGGCCTCAGTTGCGCTAGGCCGCTTGGCCTGGACGAAGTGGTCCGGAGAGCCATAGCTAGGGCCAACATAGGCGGTGGCATCGGTACTACTCGTGAAGTGCAGTGCATTACTGATAATCTGAGCCGCGCCAGCCGTGCCGCCAATGCGGGTCCAATCACTGCTGGCTTCCAGGTTCTCGTTGGCGCGATTGAAGTCGTCGATGAAGTCCTCCGGGTCACCACCATACTGGAAGGTGTGGCTCGGAGCCTGGTAGGAATACACTCCGTCGCGCTTGGCGTGAACGCGCACAGTGTAGGTGACGCCGGTCACACTCGGCGTGTAGGAATGGCTCGTGCCGCTGATATCGTCGATTTCATCAACGACGATGCCGCTGACCAGACCCTGCACCCGATACACAGTGCCATCCTCTGGGCCGATACCTGCGTCATAGTGATCCGCGAGGGTGCCACCCGTCTGCTGGAGCCGGTCCCGATGCACCCAGGTGAGCGCGAGCTCCCCGAAATAGTGCTGGTCGGGCTCATAACTCTCGGCGTTGACCTGGAAATCGCCCGGCGCATAGGGCCGATAGGGACGACCAACGATCTCTACCGCATCCGCCATGATGGAGGAGAGCGCGACAGTGCCTGAACCAGAGACCGGCTGGAGCTTGACGTTGATCGTTTCGCCCTCGACATATTCAGTAGGGTCGTAGCCACTGAATTCGTCCCAGAAGAAGATGTCCGCACCAGTCGTATGGAATTCCGGGACAGTGTCGAGCACACCGCGACCAACCGTGATGGTGCCCGCGCCAGTGTTGATGGCATCAACTCGCATGAGCTCGTCGTCGATCTGACACCAGGTGCCCAGGGTGACCTGGTCGAGATCCGAGCCCGCCGTGTAGGAGAGCACAGTCTCATGCTTGTCGATGTCTTCGTCGAGCTGCGCATAGGGACAGAAGTCGAAGCCGCCCACGTCAATGTAGGTGCCGTCGCCGTCCGTCCAGATGCGCCCATTGATCGCCGAGGAGGGGCGAGGAGCTGCACCCAAGACATAGCCGATGTCGCTCTTGCCAGCCAGGGACGAGTTGACCTGAGCCTCGCCAATGGTCTGCACGAGCTCCAGGTAGGGCGCTTCCGTTGCCATGGTGGCGGAGATGGCCGTCGGTGGGCGGCTGGGGTCGACCCACCCACCCCCGCTGGGCTGCACCGTGGAGACGACCGGAGTGGCGTAGACATCTTGCGTGCAAGTGATGCGGACCTGGTTGGACTTGCCGTCACCGAAGGCGATGCCGGTGACACGCATGATCATCTCACCGATCTGCCAGCGATCCCAGCTGAACTTGAACGTGTCACCGATGTTCAAGTCCTTGGCCGTGCTGTCGGCATAGATCGTGCACGACAGGAACGGAGCGGACAGCACCCGCAAGTCGCGCTGAGCGGCCAGGGCAGCATTGGCACCATTGGAGAAGCCGGGATACTGAAGCGTGGTGCCGATCACTGCACCCTGCATCTGGACCAGGGCCGTGTCCTGAACCGAGATGCTGGCGTCCTTGGCCGTATTGCTGTCCCAGTAATTGACAGTCACCGAGTTGACGAGCTCGCCGAAGGTCAGCTTCGAAGGATTGGTGACCTTAGAGACATTGCTCTCGTCGAGGGTGATCAACGAGCCTTCATCATAGTCCGCGCGGATGAGCTTGAGCACGAACTTGCCGGTCTTGCGATCAACATAGAGCGCCGCGTCGATATGGCGCACGATCTCTTGAATGAAGGCTTCAATGGTGATCTGGCGATCCCACAGCAGCGACATGCCCAGGCCCTCATCGTAGAGGGTGTCCGCCGCCGCTTCGAAGCTGGTGCTGTCGATGTCCGCAGAAAGGTAGCCCATGCCCCAATCAGGATCGGTGAGGCACTCCCGGATCATGTGTGCCGGGTTCATGTCTACCTGCGTCAGATCCTCCAGGTAGAAGTAAGTGTTCTGTCCAGAGACCAAGTCGTCAGTGGCATAGACAGCCAGCTCATGCTCGCCCACTTCCAGGTCCACCAGATCGATGGTGAATTCCTGCAGCGTGCTCACCTGGGCGTTGCCTGCGTTCTGGGAGTGAACGAGCTCACCGTCCAGGAAGATGTAGCAGGCGTTCTCGACGTGGCCATGAAGTGACAAGGTGCCACCCAGGGGCACGGAGATGGTCTTGCGCAGCCACAAGCCGGTGGTGTGGGGCCACTCGGTGTTGACCGGGTAGGGCGCGCTGAAGCCGGTGCCCTGGCCGAAGGGAGCCGGGCCGGAGTTGTCCCAACCGGAAGAAGGGATGGCAGGAGGGCTAGAGCTCACCGTCGTGATCTGGTAGTCCCAGGTCGCGTTACGCGCGAGCACACTTGCACCAACGATGGAAGCCTTGCCGCTATACCACTGCGTCGCGCCGCCCGTCGACTTCATGACGCGGGTGCCCCGGAACGACCACTTCTTGAGATAGGGGTTGTTGCCCAGGTAGCACTTGCGCAGGATTGCGCTGACGACGCCTCGGTAGGCAGGCACGGTGCTGCCGAGCACGCTCACCAGGTAGCTGTTCTGGGTCTGGGAAGGCCCGCCCATAGCGATATCGACGGTGCCGCTCACACCACCTTCGCGGCTCTCACCACCGAACAGATCTTCAGCGTCCACCGTGATCGAGCCACCAGTGGTCGAGCCCTGCCAAGCCACGCGCTCATCGACGCGGATGCGGGTGATATTGTCGATGGGGCCATGGCAGAGCACCATGTGCTCGCCGAGGTAGTGCTTGTAGCCTACCGTTACGGCCTTACTCTTGCCGCCCACGAGCCACCTCCACTACTTGCAGGGCCATGGCGTCACCGGTCTCGATGAGCCGCTCGGCGGGGATGCCGTTCTTGAGGAAGTCGCTCCAGTCCAGGTTGTGGCGCTTGAAGAAGCCACGCGCGCCGCCACTGCACATGTGGGCGACACGAATGTCCTTCATGGTGACGATCAGCTCGCTCACTTCTTGCCGCCCTTCTTCTTGATCGGCACGAGTTGGATATCTCCATACCAGACCACGTTGGGAGCATTCAGCTCCCTCGTCCCGAACAGCACCGGGATCTCCCGCCCCTCCTCGGCGGTGGGCACATTGAGCTCGTTCAGACCAGGCGGAGGCGTGCTTTGCGGCTTCGGCATGGTGGCATAAGCCACCACCAAAGCTACCACAAAGACCGCGATGAACCAGAACACGTCGTTATACCTCACACAATCGAAGAGCCGCCCATTGGGTTCTTGGACGGGATCCAGTCGAAGCCCCCATAATTGAGCAGATTGTCGAACTTGGCAATGCACACAGCGCGCGTATGAGCACAGCCGGGGTAGATCGTGACATCGAACGGGAAGCCATCCGCCGCCGCCTGCTGGATCGAATACGGCACCCGCTGCATCGTCAGCTCCTCACCGGTGTGGGAGATGATCCAGCCCAGAGAGCCGTCAGGCCCGCGCGCCATGCCACCAGAATAGTAGCCGTTGCCCTGGGCGGCAGCCTCGGTCACGGTCAGCACATTCCCAGCAAGCGCCGTGCAAGAGCCGACCGTGGCGAAGTCCTCCGGATCGAGGTTACAGCCCCGACCATACAGAGCGTGGCGGCAGCTCTTCTGGAAGCGAGCCCTGAGCCCAGGGCGACGGAGGCTGGTGAAGACGCTCTCGAACACGAGGGTGAGGTTCGCGTCGCCGGGCCGGAGACTGGCCAAGCGACCCTTCCAGGTGATCTCGACCGTGCTGTCGCGCTTGGTGAATACGTCGAGGCGAACGATCTCCTCAGAGAACGACGAGAGCAGCAGGATAGCCAGCTCATTGTCCAGCGGCACGCGCACTTCGATGTTCGCCTTGGACAGCTCGTTCTTCTGCTCGAAGCCGCTGCGGCCCACGGCAGCGGGCACATAGGTGTCACCGCTGTAGGTCTGCTGTGTGTCGGCGCTGGTGAAATACCAGTCGTTGTCGCCCATCGTGATGTGGTAGAGCTCTACTTGTGTGGTCACGGTTCAATCTCCAACAGTCGCACTTCGAGCTCGCAGACCCCAGCGCCAGGCCAGTTGAGGTCGACGCTGTCAGTGTTGAGCCGCTTAAGCCCCAGCCAGCACACGCGGATGATGTTGCTCGCGTTGGTGGCCAAGGAGGTGTCCAGGGTCAGCCGTAGCACATTTTCACTCACCAGCTCGGTGCCAGTGATCGCCCTGGGCAGCCACCCAGCCTTGGTCTGGACAGCGATGTGCGTGCGGTCCCCAGCATAGTTGAGATAGTCGTCCGGCAACACGTCCAGGGTCGTGGTCAACGCCCCGGTGCTCACCACGCGCAGGTCATCCTCGAAGGAGGGCTGCCAGAAGGGCCGGAGACGCCCAGCGCGGCGGTAGAGCCACTGCCGCAACGCCCAGGCCTCCACAGGCCCTTCGGCCACTACACGGTGCGTATGGGCGACCTTGGTGTAGAGCCAAGGCGCGTAATAGCTCACGATCCCGAGCTCTTCGTCCTGGAGATCGAAGTTGCCGACGATGTCGTCGCTCAAGGTGTCACCGCTGAGCAGGGTCTCGTCGTAGTAGATGTCGTTGCTGAGATACTGCGTGGGGGCGCTCACGGTCAAGGCGACATTGTCCTCGATCTGGAAGCGCACCTCCAGCTCGGAGCGATGGCCGGTCAGCACCTTGCGTGGGTTCTCAGGAATGAAGCCTACCCGCGCAGGCATCAGCCAGGCATCAGTGAATTCCTCCGTCAGGTTGTAGAAGGTGATGGACGAGCCACTGGTGCCCGCGACCGACAGCAGTTGAAGTTGTGTGGGCGACTGCCACAGCAGTGCATAGTCGCCCTCTCGGAATTCTGAATAGTCTGGCTCTGCCGAGATCGTGAATTCTCCGGCGCTTACCGCGCCAATGTGCTGAGCCTGGTGCCACAGTGGCACAGTCCATTGGCCATGGCGGCGACCATAGATCATGTTGAAGCCCCGGCGCATGTTCTCATTGCCCAGGGGGTAGTTCATGCGGAGGCTCTGGCGCGCCGAAATGCGCATCTGCGCACGGTCTTCGGTCCCATCCTTGGACGTCTGGATATCCGTGAGCCACGACAACGTCTCGCTCATGGGCGCGCGGGGTTGGAACGGCATCAGAGTGGGAGCTTCTTCAGCCACAACGCTGATGTAGGTATTGCCGCCCTCTCCGTCGAGCTCATCTGCGCACAGCAGAGCGAGCTCATGCACGCCGATAGTAGCCAGGGAAGGCGGCACCGCGATCAGCCATTCCGGCGTCGAGACGAGCTGGTCGTTGTCCGGATTGTAGGAGCCGATGTAGGTGCCATCGAAGAACACGTAGCAAGCGTTCTCCACCCGGCCACGCAGGATCACCTTGGTCGGCACCGTGAGCTCGAGAGCACGCCGGATCCACAGCGACGTTGCTGCCGTCCAGTTGGTCTCGATGGCCGCTGCAGCACCCACGGGAGGGGTGCCAGAGCCGAAGGGGGCTGGGGCCGGGCCAAGCCAGTCAGTGGTCGGCACCACCAACGAGCTCGGATCTGCCGGTGTCTCGTTGGTGACCTCCTGGTATTCCCAGAGAGCGTTGACCGGAATGAATTCCATGGTCAGCCCCCCTGACTGATGGAGCGGACAGCGTCTCCGTTGCGGCGCATGACGTTGATGAGCATCTGCTCGCCTTCAGGCGTTTCCAGGAAGTCACCAACCAGCGCGGGATCGAGCACGTTCACGATGCGCGCGTTGAGCTGCGGCGAGCCACCGTCGCCCCCTCCTTCGCCGAACGAGCCGGTGCCCTTGCGGACCTGGTGCGGGGTGCGCACATCAATCTGCTCGCCGGGCGAAGCGCGGAAGGCGACCATCTGGCTATCCGGGCCACCCGAGCCGCCAACGCGCATCGAGCCACCGGTCATGAAGTTGGCGTTCTGGCTCAGGATGCCCGCAACATTGGCAGCCGTCGCCGCGCCGACCGCAGCCGCCGCGATGAAGTTGAACGGAGGCGGGAACGCCGACAGCGCCTTCTGCACGGCCAGGTAGCCGTCGATGGTCGCCTGGGTGATAGCTGCCGCCTTACCGATCGCTGCGAGCTCTCGGTTCTTGGACGAGGACAGCTGAGCTAGGGTGCCGAAGAAGCTCTTCTGCTGCTGCAGCCGGGCCTCCAGCATGGCCACCTCGACGTTGGCAAGCGCCTGGGCGGCGCTCTCCTGGTCGATGAGGTTGGCATCTCGCATGGCCGAGATCTGGTCGTAGTAGGTCTGGTAGGTCGCGAGGGTCGCGTCCAGCTGAGCGCGCGTGCCTTCGAAGAAGCCCGCCAGGTCACCCCCGGCCAGACTGTTGAAGGCATCCTCGCTGGTGAAGCCAGAAGTCGGGTCAGCCAGCAGCGCCTGAACGTCGCTCAGGTCATCGTAGAAAGCCTGCCGCGCGCCGACCGTGCTTTCCAGCAGGTCGTTCTGGTTGCGGAGGGCCTCGTTCTGGCCCAGGAGGGTGCGTAGGTATTCCTGCTCGACCGGCGTGAGCTCGCGGCCAAGATCGCGCTCTACGCGCAGCAGACCGGCCCGGATCTCGTGCTCGCGCCCGGTATACTGGAGCAGCATGTTCTCGTCTTCGAGATCCTGCACATAGTCCTTCAGGTAGCGCTGGTCGCGGGCCACCTGGAGGCTATCGATGCGCGCGTTCACGAGCTCACGTTCCGTGTCTGTGAGACGTCGCTTCATCTCGTCTTCCAGGCGGTAGAGCATCTCTGCTCGTTCGCGCTCGCGGTTGGACATGCCCAGCAGCTCGATCTCCCGATCGATCTCCAACAGGAAGCGAGCCAGCGCCTCGCGGGCCTCCTCCTCAGCGTCCTTGAGCTTCTTGGTCTTCTTCTCTGCTTCCTCCAGCTCACGCGGCAGGGCGGTGCCCGCCTGGGTAAGGTCGACCGGCTGCTCGGCATTGCGGGCTTCAGCAATCTGGCGAGCGCGAGCCATGACCACATCAGCGGCATTGCCGATGTAGTCCGTGGTGAACGCCTGGCCAGCGGCAGCAGCCAGATCCTCGCCCACTTGGCGACCGGCATCGCTGAGCTGCGCGCGCGGAATATTGATATTGAAGTTGTTCAGGAAACCGTTCAGCGCGGCCCCGGCTTCATCATCGATCAGGCTCAAGCCACCCGCAATCAGGCGGAGCGGCACCTGCCAGGCATTGAGCAGCGCCTCGGCAGCGGTCGCGCCCAGGTTCACCACCTTTACGAAGATCTGGTCCATGAAGCCGGGGAAGTTGTTCCAGATGATCTGGATGGCGCGCCCCGCGAAGGCAAACAGGCCGATGAAGTTGTTCGCGAACGCCTTGGCGAACGCCAGCACCGCGCCCAGCACCGTCTCGAAGGTCGTGCCAAGAGCTCGCAGCACTGCGTCAACCGCCTCGAAGGTGGCTTCCCAAGCCGCCTGGAAATAGGCCGTCACCTGGGAGAGGCTCTCTCCGATGAGCTGGAAGGTCGCCACGAATACGTCTTGGAGCGACACCACCCCATCCTCGGTGACCTTGATCTCGTCGCCGAAGGTATAGAGCAGCGCGATGGTGGCCGTGATGGCAACCAGAAGAGCGCCCAGGGGGTTGGCGGCGATCGCGACGGTGAAGCTGTTGACCGCCGCCTGAGCACCCTTCATCGAGATGCCGAACAGGGCTGCGGCGAGCGACGATGCGCCGAGAGCGCGCTCCAGGGCGATCAGCGGGCCGAGCACCGCCGCAATAGACGAGCCAATCGTCCAGGCAGCGAACGCTGCCCCGGTGGCGACCACCAAGGGGATGATGTTGTCAAGGTTTTCACCAATCCACAGGATGCCCTGGGCCACCGTCTGGGCCAAGGCAGAGGTCGTGATGAATTCGCCCCACAGCTCCATGAAGCGGTTCTTGAGAACAGTCAAAGATTGCTCGATCGTCGGCGTGGTCTGGGCGAACAGCTCAGCGAGCTCGCCGCGCGCACCCTTGAAGGCGTCGAGAACGATCTCGGCAGTGACTGCGCCTTCCTTGGCCAGGGTGCGCAGCTCGCCGCGCGTGACAGTGCCGAAGCGGCCCAAGGAGGTCATGTAGTCGGCGATCACGTCTGCCACCAGAGGCAGCTGCTCCAAGACCGAACGCAGCTCGTCGCCTTGCAGCGTGCCAGAGGCCAAGCCCTGGGACAGCTGAATGAGCGCGCCCTCGGCTTCGCGAGCGGACGCACCAGACAGGATCACGGCCTGGTTGAGGCTCTCGGAGAAGTCCAGCAGCTCACGTTGAGAGCGGCCCAGGTTGGCCGCTGCCAGAGCAACGCGCGAGTAGATCGAGGCGGTAGCCTCGAACGACGAGCGGGTCTCATTGGAGATACGGAAGAGCTCCTCGGTCACCGCGCGCAGCTCTGCTGAGCCATTGGTGACGACCTTCAGTCGGTTCTGGATATTCGTGTAGGTGTCCGCCAGCAGCGTGAGCTCACGCACCAGCAGACCAACGCCGATACCGCCGAGGGCGCGCTTGAGGAGCGTCACCGCGCCCCCGGCGGACGACGCGCTCGACCCGATGTCTTCGAGGTTACGGCGAACCTCGCGGGCTCCGCGCTCCGTTACTACAATCTGGATCCGCTCAGTCGCCATCGAGCACTCGTGCCCCTCTTACTGCTGCTGCCGCTCGGGTGACCGCTGCCTGGACGAAACCAGACGGGGCCTGAGCGGAAGAGCCGTCATTCAAGCGACCAATATAGTCCACATTGTTTGAGATGTATATATCTTGTCCAGGCTTGGACAGAGCAATTCGAACAGTGCCCTGCTCGATTGCCGCCTGGGCGTTGCGGCGCTCACCCTTGCCCAGCTTTTCGCCGGGTGCATAGGGCTCGCGCGCGTCCAGGACCGGAGCGCCTAGGGAGACGATCCAGTTGGAACGCGCACGGCCCGTATCGACCGGCGTTTCGAGCACGAGCTCGCGGTCCGCGATGAGGGCGACTTGGCGCTTGGCCTTGTTCGCCCCATCCTCGACCTGTCGCCCGCGACGGCGCATGCGCGCAGAGAAGCCGTTCAGGTCCGTCACTTCTTGGGCCTCTTCGAAGCGCGAAACTGGAGGTAGCAGTTATCCAGCTGCCGGACCAGATAGTGCATGTCCTCGCGCTCCTCCTCATTGAGTTGAAGCGACCCGCACCATTGCTCGATCGCTCCCCATGGGATCGGCCCTTCAGCCATCCCAAAGGGCCTGCTCGCGTCGAGCTCGTAGAAGGCCCGGAGGTAGAGATCAAGTCCTGGCCCAAGGACAGGCGCGTTCTGGATCCGCTCGGGAAAGGGCAGGCCACGCCTGATGCAGTCCCGAATAATCCTTTGCTCTACCGGGCCTTGCTCCAGCTCGTAGAGCAGGACCTCTCTCAGTTTCCCGCGTCGGCTTCCTGGCCAGCCTGGCGGAAGAGACCCATCTTCCCGGACTGCTCGCGGATATCCGCGAAGAGCTCGGGCAGCGCCTGGAAGGTCGCGACCACGTTCTCGACGTTGAAGGGGAGGACATCACCGTCCGGGCCTTCGATGCCCTGGACGAACACGGTGTTGCCATCACCCTCAGTCATCAGCTGCAGCGGCTCGACCGGCTTGCCCTTGTCGTCGGCCTTGACGCGGACGGACCACATCAGAACGACGCCTTCAGCATAGGCTTCGCGCATCAGCGCTTCGGCACGCTTGTTGTCGAGGCTCTCGGTCTGCACGGCGCGGCGCACCGGCTTCATCTTGGCTTCCAGCACGCGGGCAAACTTCTTGTTGCCGCCGCCCGCGCGGGCTACCTTGACGATGAAGTCACCGTAGTTGAGATCGATGCCTTCCTTCTCCAGGTCGGTATCGGTCTTGAACTGCTTATACATGGACATGGTGTGAGCGCTCCTTCTCACAGGTGGGTGGGGGCACGGCCCGGCCCCCGTAGGGATCAGCTATCGGCCGCATCCGGCAGATAGTCGAAGAACACCAGCATGAGGGTGTAGTCGAGATTGGCGTCGATACTCGCGGCAGTCGCAGCGTCCATCGAAAGCGGCAGGGTGATTGCCTGGTCCTGCTCGATGTTGGCCCGACCATCGCCCAGGGAGATGAGCGGCAGGTCGACGATCCAGCCCGCGTTGTTCTTCACGGCGGCGAAGTCCAGCGTGACGCTGGAGTTGGCGCGCACCGCAGCCATCGCGGAGACGTTCGAGAAGTAGGCGGTCACGTTGCCGGACACCTGGAAGGTGCCGACGATCGTGTCGAAGCCACCGAGCACGCCCACCGCCTTGGCGGCGGACACGTTGTTGTTGATTGCCACCGAGAGCTCGGTCACGAACGCAAACAGCGGCGTGGGGGCCTCGTTGCCAGCGATCACCACGGCCATGTTCAGGCGAGTGATATCCGAACTGGTATTGAAGGCATCCGCCTCTACCAGCGCCGGGCGGGTGCCGCTCTTGACGCCGGTCGCGGCATCGCGGGTCTCGTAGTCCAGGCCCACGAAGGCCAGATCTGCGGTCACCTTGTCGGCGGTCGGGATATTGAGCGTGAACTCATTCGGGACCGCGCCGACCAGATATTCGCTCTGGATCTGAGTGGGCTGGCTATCATCCGGGGCACCAAGGGTGCGCTCCAGCTGATAGGTCCGGCGCTTGATGAGCGAGCCCGTCTCGTTCTTGAGCACCCGGCCCAGGAACACTCGGATGGTCTTGCCGGTGCCAGCATCGGTGACCATGGCGCTGTCGCTCTTGTCGAGCGTGATGGCGTTGGTCGAGACCGAACGGACGCGCTTGAAGCCGTTGTTGGCGGCGGTGGCGAACTGCGTGCCAACAGCATCGCCGCCGATGTAGATCCACTCGCCAGGGATCACGCCTAGCTCAGTCAGATCCTTGGTGGTCGAGACCAGAGCGGGCAGGGAGCCGGAAGCATCGATCTCCAGGTCCGCGGAAGCGCCCTGGAAGCCCACGACGGTGAGCGTGCCGTCCGGCGAAGCATCGTCGACCAGGCTGCTGGTCGTGCCGACGGAAGTATCTGCCGTGACTGCATCGAGGTAGTGCACCCCGTTGTTGGCGTCGTCAGCGAAGCCGGTCGCCAGGACCAGGCTACCGACGTAGAAGCCCTCGGTGTCAGCGACATCGAACTCATCGTCGGTGCCGTCCACATTAGTCGGCTCTTCGACACCCTTGGCACGCGCGTCGGCGAACATGAAGCCCTGGAGGAGATCCTGAAGGTTGGTCTGGGTCAGGTCCGAGGAGAAACCACCCGCCGTTTCCAGGTCAGTGATCACACCCTTCTTGCGCTGGCGCGAGGGGTTGATGGGGTTGCGCGCAACCATCGACAGATTGCCGCCGAAGTCGTTGTAGCTGTTCGGCTCCAGTGGATACCACACCGGGCTGCCGGGAAGGGTCTTGAGCGACGCCTCCTCGGCGTAGCGCAGCCCCGTGATGTTGCCGTCGATCTTGTTTACTTGGGCCACACTTGCCTCCTACCGGATCTCGTCATACTCAAAGTCAGCCAGCACATTGAACTGCTGCCAATTGCCGTCCACGCCAACCTCGCGCAGTCGGACATCACGGAACCAAACGCCCCCTGCTGTCGTCTTGCCCTCGAAGGCTCTCATGGCGACTATAGCCATCTCATCGAGCCGAGACAATCCCTCGTTTGCAGGTGCGAATAGCTGCACGAAGATGGTCCCTTCGCGCCGCCAACGGCGGACACCACCAATGCTGGCCAGCGTGGCTTGCCCGCCATCGGCGTGGCGCACAGAGAAGCGAGCCCAGGGGGAGCGGGCGGCACCTACCGGCTCTCCAACGTCATCCCACATGACCGGGAAAGCGGCATACGCCGAGGCTTCCCAGGCATCATTGAACAGCGTGGACATCTCGTCGCGGGCTTGGGTGATCGTGAGGCTCATGCTTCCACCCCGATGAAGTAGAGCAAGGTCTTGTCCGCTGGGCGGAGCGTGTCGAGCTCCACGATGCGGAACACAGAACTGCCATCGACCAGCTCATCATAGCCGGACAGATCTTCCGGCCCACCTTCAGCAGTGGCCGCGATATATACCGCCGAGAGCCGCTGGGCCAGCTCATCGTTGGCCAACATGCGTCCACCGAGATTGATCATGGACGCGGGCGGCACAGATACCGCGCTCAGCGTCACCTCCTGGGCAGCGCTCACCCCACCCCCGGTCGCGCCGCGCCAGGGCTTGGAGGGATCTGCAGCGGACGTGCCGAGGCGGCGGACCACTACGTCCTTGCCCGCGTTGTCGACCAGGCGACGCGCCGTGGCGGCCAGGGCATCATAGTCGATGGCCATCAGCGATACACATACCGTCCCGGTCGGCCAACGAGCATGGCGATCATGCGGTCGGCCAACGGGTAGGCCCGTAGAAGCGGCGTCTGCTGGGAGACGTCTGCATAGGTGGTTTCAGTCTCGATGGGACCAACACGCTCGCGCACACCGGTCACGAACCCAGAGGAGCCGGGCACCGTCGGGTCAGGCAAAAGCTCTGAGGTGAGCGCGCGCAGCGCGTATTCGGCGGTGGCGCGCTTGAGGAGCTCCGGAATGCCAGTAACGAGCAGACCATTGCGGTCATAGAGGTAGAGCCGGGGGAAGCTCAGGGCCTGCAGAGGGTCCGTGAATTCAACGCGGCCCAAGAACTTATCGGCCCACCTGGTCTCGATGTAGTCGGTCGCGCGAACGATGGCCTGCTCCTTGGCAGTATCGTCGCCCGTCCATTCCGCATTGCCTCGCTCGGCGTGATAGGTATCGGCGTAGGAGATGGTGATGTAGGCGTTGGCTCCAGCTACTCCGGTGCCATCCTCGACCGTGAAAGCCATTGCTCACCTACTCCTCAGTCTCCTCCTCTGCCGCCGCCTGGCGAAGAAGCCGGGCACGCTCCCGGATATGATAAAGCACGGCTTGGAGGCGACCTGCCCACCTGCCTCGCAGGGTTGCAAATCGCCTCGCCACCTGTTACTCGGCCTTCGGGAGATCGCGGCGCGGGCGCGGGCGGGTAGCCAGCGACTGATCGAGCGGGCTGGAGCCGATGCCGCGCGACTGCATGGCGAGCTCACGAGCCAGACGATCGTCCCCGGCGCGCTCGGCGCGGGCAGCGGTCTGCCGCTTGATGAAGGCCAGACGATCCTTCATGTCGGCCTGGGGATCGACCTTGCGGTCCCGGCGCTCCACGAGGGCATCGCGCTGGGCGCGCACTCGCTCCGCGCGGCGGCGGCGCTCGTTGAGCTCCTCCTCCTCGGCGGCGAGCTGCTCGTCCAGCTTGGCCAGCTCAGCATCGAGATCGTCGATCTCGCCCTGGTCCTTTTCCGAAGCATCGTCCGGATTGGTCCGCTCCAGCTCGTTCATTTCCTCGTCGGCGCTGTCGGGCTCGAAGCCCGCGCGGCGCGCGGCGTCTTCGTCATTGGTCTGACGATTGGACGTGATCGAGCCATCCGCATTCTGTGGAGGCGGCATGTCCGACGTGCCAGCAAGCTGCTCGTTCTCGCGCGACGCAGTGGGCTCGCCATCGGCGTCCACATGCAGCGCTTCATCCGAGCGACCTTCGTTGCGGTCGTTCTCCGCCGAAGCAGTCAGGGTGCCGTCGGCATCCTGGCGCTCGCCCGGCTTGGCCTCGCGGACGTTCTCCTGGGTATCGTCACCCTTGATCTCGTCGTTGGTCTCGCCGGGCATCGTCGGATTGGGATCTGCGTCCGTCCCCTGGGCAGTGGTGCCCGAGGGCTCAGGGGCCTCGCCCTTCTCCGTGGACGGGTTGTCCTTGGTGAAGTTGGGCGCGGCCTTCGAGACTTCAGCGCGCGTCAGCTCGCTGTTGCCGGTCATTTCATGGAGCACGTCCATGCGCGGGAGCCCATCGGCGGTCCAGTGATCCGCGTTCTTGGTGTCCAGCTTCTTGAGAGCCTGCTCCAGGGTCACCGTCTTCGCCATTATGCTCGCTCCTTAGTCGTCGCCCAGCACGATGTAGGCGATGTCCACCGTACCAGTGACGGTGATGTCCACGTCCTCGCCGTTGGTCACCTCATCGGCGTCCAGCAAGACGTTCAGGTTGACCTCCATGTCGCCAGCCGTGTTGTCGATGATCGCCTGGGTGGCGTTCGTCGCACGAACATTCGCCGACACCTCAGCGGTGGCGGCGGGGATGGGAGTAGAGGCGATGATGTTGGCCTCGTTGGTGTCCGACAGGTCGTTGTCCGCCGTCGGCGCGGTGCCGATGGAGTAGTCGCCCTGGAAGTCGTTCGCCAGATTGGCCGAAGTCGGGCCGGTGAAGGTCAGGTTCGATACAGCGCCCAGGAGGAGAATGTTGCCCTCGGGCAGGCCCTCCAGAGCCTTGGTGGCGAACACAGCCGCGCCGGTCGCGCCAGTGAAAGTCAGCGCCTCGTCCAGGGTTAGCCGGATCGTGTTGCTGTCCTTCTTGGCCTTGTTTCCGCGAGCCAGACCGCGAGGATATCCCTTTGCCATCTCTGTTCCTTTCAGCTTGGGGGAGGACAAGCCTCCCCCGCGCTCAGTTAGGCTTCGCGGGTGATCAGTCGGGCGATCTTGATCATCTTGCGATCAGAGAACACACGCTGCCAGCTCGCGGCGTTGGCCAGGTTGTTGGAAGTCGAGGCGTTGCTCGGGCCACCGTTGGGCGGCGTGCCGGCATACTTGTGACCCACCGGGTGGATCATCCACTCGACGCGGTTGTAGAGCGTCTCCGCGCCACCGCCGTTGCCCGCGCCGGGCAGACGGTGGATCTCGGTCGGCACCTCCGGCGAGCCCATGCCGAGCCGCACCGCACCAGCCCCGAAGATCCAGGTCTGGTAGATGTTGCCGCTGTGGGGCACGTTGTCATCGATGATGACCTGCTTGCCGAGGAAGGTCGGGATGGTGACCTGACCATTGCTGTCCGGGATGAAGTCGATCAGGTTGTTCTTCTGCATCCGGTTGTAAACAACCGAGTGCACCATGACCAGACCGAGGCCATCCTGGCTGTCGCCGAGGGTGAGGCCCGCGTCGAGGAACGCCTCCGCAGAGAAGTCCGTGACACCGGCGGAGTAGCTCGCGCCGGAAATGTCGTTGGTCATGTCGCCCTGAACGTGCTCGGAGCCGCTCGGAGCCGCATCGTTGTCGGCGAAGACGCCGGTCATGGTCGCGATAAACGCGGCCTGGAGACGACGGGTCCAGTAGGCACCGACGCGCGCAGCGATCGCGGAAGCCGGATCGGCACCGGCCAGCGTCGACGCAAGGTCGGCAGTGGCCCAGCTCTGGTTACGGCTGAGCCGCACCGCGAGCTCGGTGTCGCTTTCGATCTTCTGGGGATCGGGGTCAGCGACGCCGTTGGTGTATTCGGCCGGAACGCTGTCGGTCGAGACGCGCTCGGCGTCATCGTCCAGATCGCGCCACGACGGCACGTTGAAAGTGAGACCGCCTCCAGCGAGCATCGCGTCCAGCTGGGCATCGCGAACGATCGCGCCGCTGGCAATCAGCCGAGACTTGGTCTCGGTGAGCTGCTGCGAGTACGGGGTGAAGATCTCGGGAACGACGACGTCCGAGATCTGGGTAATGGGTCCTGCGGCCATGACTGGCTCCCTCTAGTGAAAGCGAGATCTCGGAGCCACCGCCGCATGGCCTGGTCTCCCTGTTCGGAGCAACCCTGAGCCATGTCACGACTGCCCCAGATGACAGCTGTATAGTGTCATCTGGGACGTCGGGCAACTAGAAATCTTACGAAGCGGGCATCGGCCCACCAACCGTGGTCCCAGCCAGCTTGGCAAGGCGCTCCGCGTTCTCAGGATTTTCGCGGAACAGGCGACCCTGCTCGGTCATGTTCCACTGATCCTTCTTCCAGGGGTTCTTGGTGGAGCTGCCGCCGCCACCGCCGCCACCCGCGCCGCCGCCTTCACTCGCAGGCCACCAGTGCGGACGCCGCTCCTGCATCTCCTGGAGCCAGGCTGCCGGATCGACGCCGGGCGTTACGCCCATGCCATCCTTGGCCGTGACGGTGCCGTCCTCGTTGACTTCGAAGACCCGCTCAGCGAGCATGATGACATCGTCCAGGGCGGTGTCGACCACCTTGCCCTTAACCGCCGCATCCATCACCTTGGACTTGATGTCGCGGCTGCGGATCTCGTTGCGGGCGGTGTCGGCTTCGGCCTTGGCCTCATCGCGCTCCTTGATGGCGCGATCGCGTTCCCGTTCGACCGGGGCGAGCTTGGTGCGGATGCGTCCTTCGACGATCTCCTCGATCTTGGCCTCGTCGAGCTTGTCGCCCGCCGCCGCTTCCAGCTCCGGAAGGCGGTCCAGCTGGGCATGGACTTCCTCGGGATCGAGGTCATTGAACAGCGCCAGCTTGTCCTTGGTCTTCTTGTGCTCGTCGCGCTCCTTGTTCAGCGCGGTCTGCACCCGCTCCACATCGGCTGGGGTCTTGATCCCTTCGATGCCGGTGAGCTCCCACTTCCCGTTCCGCTCGGTGAAGAGATCGCGATACTGTTCGGGAATGTCGTCCTGGTTATCGTAGATCGTCTTGAGAGCCATGTCTCAATCTCCTGATTATCGGCACATGCCGTGTCACCTCCGGCCATCCGGCGGCTGATCGGGATATAGGCCCAGGGGAGCTCGGAGGGCAAGGGCAAAAGATGATTGCCGTGGAAGGCAAGGCTGGGCATAGAGGCTGGACCGGCCCCTCGAAGGGGAGACCCCTCGGGTAAGCCTCCCTGGAGAGGGGCCGGTATGGCCGTAACACGGTCTGCTGATTGATGCGTGAGGACGCGGGGGCAGTACCCGCCACCTCCACCATCGGCACAGAGGGCTGTCCAGATAGCGAGGGGCAGCAGCGTATGGGAAGTAGCTGGTCTGGTCGCGTTCCCCTTGGGAAACCTTGCTGCGACAGAGCCTCATGGGGGTAACGCGCCCACTGTGCCGTTGACGGGGGTGAACTAGGATCGACTGCGCGGAGAGATGTAGGACGCGGCCCGTTAGGTCAGCCCGTTATGCTGGCAAGAAGACTTAACTGTCAACGACAACGACGAGGGCACTGCTCTCCGCCTGGCGGCGTAAATTCACAGGGGCGGGTACTGCCTGGCAACAGAAGTGCCACCTGAAGGAGAGCCACAGTGGGACAGGGGGCTCATAACCCCCGCGTCGTTGGTGCAAATCCAGCCTCCCCTACCATTCTCGTTGGCACGAGACGCGGGCCAGGCCAGATCTCCCTGCCTGGCCCGCAACCTCCTAGCCCCATGACCGTTGATCTCCCGAGGAGCTCTGAAGGAGAGACCATCATGGCAGATGCTAACAGCCAAGGCGCGCCGAAGCCCGACATGAGCAAGGCTCGGTCGAAGCCCACTCGTGCTCCCAAGCCGAGCACCAAGCCTGCGAAGTCCGGCAATGCGTCGGGCAGCGAAGTGTCGACGGGCGGCAAGCCGCGCGTCAGTTAATCTCGGAAGCCCTTCGGGTCCAGTCCTGCGGCCCTGAAGGCGTCCTCATGAAGGGTGGCGAGCTGGCTGAGCGTCAGCTCGTCGCCCCTCCGGTTCACGAACTTGTCGAGCGTCAGTCCACCCCGGCGGAATAGCGCCGCGCGGGTCGGCCCCAGCACATCGTCCTGGAAGGCCGCGCTCTGAGTCGAGAGCCATTCCTGGTAGGTGGTGCGGCCCGGCACCCGGCCCGTCAGCTCCCGAACGCGGCGGCGAGCGAATTGGTCGAACGCGGTCTTGTGACCGTAGGGCAGACCGTCACGGGTCTTGGGCACCTTCAGCCCGTTCTGCTCGGCATATTCGCGCAGCACCTGGGCGCGGGTTGCCGCCACGAAGGGACGCGAGCCCAGGGCATCGCCGTCGAGCACCGGCACGCGCAGCGAGCGGCAGTTGAAGTGCAGCGGGGGGATCGGCCCCTTGCCCACGTCGAAGCGCTCGCCATCGTAGGAGCGACAGACCGGCGTGGTGCGC